GCTGTCCATGGCGCCGTGTTCAAGATGCAGGCGATGACGATGGCCGAAGGAACGCATACACTGGCCAGTGCGGTGCAGTACGGCACCACCAAGGCGATCGGCACCAAAGAGTATCCGCTGACCCTGGCCACACTGAACAATTTCATGATGGATGTGTCGAAGAACCCCGTCACGAACGCCAGGTGGACGCCGCAGGAAATCGCCAATGCCGGATTCGGTTTCAGCCTGATTAAATAGGGGATTACGATGGCCATCATCGTGGCAGAAAACTTCAACTTCCTGGACACCGCATTCGCCGATGTTAAGGCGTCTTTGCTGGCGCGCGGGTACGTCTTCACCACCGATATGTCTATCTGGAACTCCGGTACAATCCGGACGCAGGTGGAAAACGGGGTGACTCGCCCGTACTTGGTCACATCCAGCGACTACTATGCCAATAGCGGAAACACGTTTAACGCGTTCGGCCTGCCGCTGACCAATAACACGAACCCGTTCTACCTGTCGTTCCGGCTGAAACTTAACGCCCCGTCGGCAAGCAACATGGTCGAATTTGGTATAGATACGCAGGGCAGCGCGGCTCTTGGTGCCAACCGTTTATTACGCGTCTTCAACACCGGCGGTCAGTTGCAGATTTTCCCTGGTTCCGGAACATCGGCTTCTGTCGGCGGAAAATACATCGTGATGCCTTATAACCAGTGGGTCATGATTGAGGTGTTCCGTGCGGCGGACGGCAAGGTGAAAGTGTGGGTGGACGATATGCTGCTACTTGGCGCGTCTAACTTCGTTAACACGGCGCCGGTGGCCGCTAACCCACGCGTCTACCTTGGGCCATTCCGTAACGGGAATTTCATTCAGGGTCGGTATGAATGGTTGATCTCCGACCTGGTGCTGGTAGATGCCGCACTGCCGGGGCAACAAAACCGCGTCGGATCTACCGGCCGCGTGGAATCCGTACCCTACACCGCCGACGTCACCGCCGAGTGGGCGCCCCCTGCCGGTGTTACCGACCCACATAACACGCTGATGACGTCATGGAAGTCGGTGCCAGACACCACGAAGATCCTGACCGGTACCGTTGCTGGCCAGCGCGAGAAATATCAGGTGGGGGCGGTGCCGAAGTCCCGCGCGGATAACGACGTCGTCCTGGCCGTCGGGATAGAGCGCCGCGCTAATAACGCCGGTGGTGCCGCGCACACATTCGCATCGGAAATCGACCTGGGCGCTGGCAACGTTGAGGTGGACAGTGTTACGCTGGCCGCCGGAGCCGGATACCAATACATCCCGAAATTCATGGATAAAAAGCCCGACGGCTCTAACTGGACAATGGCAGACGTCGCTGCCATGAAGTCCGGTTTCGTCGTTAAATCATAAGGACTTTCCATGGCCGAAGAACTTTACATGGGGACATACCGCCTGACCGCCGTTACTGCGCGGTCGATGGCGGTAGATGTCGCGGGCGCGGTACCAACATCCCGCATCGCCATGATCTACGCGGATAGTCCCAAACTACAGATGGCCACCAGCCGGTTGCTCGCGGTTACGGCGAACACCCGCAGTCCGGACATCCTCGGTGCGGTACCTGCCGCCCGCATGGCCATGATCTATTCCGACCCGCCGAATTTCCAGATGGCCAATTACAGGGTGTCGGTGGTCACGGCGAACACCCGCAGTCCGGACATCCTCGGCCTCGCTACGGCGGGGCGCGTCGCTTTCGTTATTTCCCCGCCAGCGGGATACGCGGCCGCCGGACGCATCGCTTTTATCATCAACCAGCAGGAAACCGGACCGGCCGCATACGTGCCGCAGTTCTTCATGAAGGTGCAGCAGAAGGAAGCCTGGCCAACGGTGGACGACACGGTTTCCACGACGCGCGCGCTGCAGGTGTTCCAGAAAGTCGTCCAGAAAGAGGACGTCACGATGCCGTGGTCGCAGACCCGCGTCGTCTCCGAATCGCTGAAAGTCCTGCAGCAGCTTGCCTATGCGTTCGACCAGTCGAACACCCGCGTCATGTCCGAAGCCATGCAGGTTCTCCAGTCCGACCTTCACCAGCACATTCCGGTTTCCATGGACTACGTGCTGTCGGAAGCCATGCAGGTCGTCCAGCAGACCCCGATGCAGATCTGGCAATCGCCACATTACGCGCTGTCACTGGCGCAGTGGGAGCTATACAAAACGCCGATGGGATTCCTGCCGCGCTCGACTACCACGGCATACCACACGTCGCTGAAAGTGCTGCAGGGGACGGAAGAAGGGTATCTGCCATGGTCGACAACAACCGTTGGTCAGGTGGCCGTGAAGACCCTGTTCGACTATGTGTCGCCGATGCCGGATCAGGGTACCAACGAGGTCTACCAGGAAACGCTGCTGGCGCTGCAGCACACCGACGGCGAAGTCGGCATCGTTGGTCCGGAAGAGGCGCGCCAGTTGGCCATGCAGGCACTACAGAGTGCGCCGGCCCCGCTGCCGCAGTCGGACACCCGCGCGCTGTCGCTGGCGGAATTCGTGCTGCAGGAAGAACACTACGACCCGCCGGAAAGCATTGGCAAGACCAGCGGGCTACAGACGGTCATGAAAGTGGCCATCGAATCTACTGATTTCATCAATCCGGAAATCATGCAGTCGCAGACGCCAGTTCGCCAGGTTGTCGTGAAAGCGCTGCAGGAATCCGAGCCGATGGAAATGTGGGTGTCTCCGGCCATTGTGCCGCAGGCGCACATCGAATGGCTGCAGGGCGCGGACTACCCGTCCCCTGGCGACATGGTACCGCCCGACAAAGCGGCACTGGTGACGCAGTTGGGTATCCGCACCCTGCAACACGCCGACTTCGATAAACCACAATCCAATACGCGCGCGCTGCAGATGGTCCAGATGACATCGCAGTACCTGTTCTACACGCCAGCGTCTGACCTCGCCGAGAAGGGGATCTTTATCGGACAAATGATGGAGGCGGTAGCGCGGGAAGTGTCGTATCCTGATCCTGCAGAGCCGATTTCACCGGTTTATGCAGATCAGATAGCCGTGATTGCCGCTTATACCGACGACAAGTTCCCGGACCCGACAAAAGAAGCCAAACCAGGCGAAGCATTCCTGGTCGTAGAAACCATCGCGTCCGGCGTGGAATACCCTGATCCTAGCGTTAGCCAGGTGTGGGCGGAAGTAACGCAGACAATCGTGCAAAAATCGTCCAGCGATACTTTCCCTGACCCGTCGGTTCCGGTATCATCCGTCGCCCTAACGCAAATTTCGATTCAGGCTTCCACCAATGCGGATTATCCAGATCCGGCGAACATGGTGTCTCCTGCCGAAGTGAGCCAGGCAATTAGTCAGGTGTCTCACAAATCAACGTTCCCGAATCCAGCTAATCCGGCGTCCACAATAACTGTCGATCAGACGTTACAGATGGTGGCCATACCGGATGTGACTCTGTACGGGGTACCAGATTATGCGATTAAACACCGTCCAATTATCACAATCAGCATCGTGTACATTCAAACGTCTTGAGGTATCCTTGAGGCGCGGATTACGCACTGCTACAGGGGGGTTATTTGTGAGCGACATTCCAGCGGGGGGTGCGCGCGAAAAAGTTAACTGGATTTCGTTGATCGGCGTCATGGTCACGATCCTCAGTTTAGGCGCGGCGGGGCTGCAGTACATCGGTACCGTCAACGCCAAAGCAGACTTCGCGCTTGCGCAGATCTCGGAAATGAAAACGCAACAGCGACAGTCGTCAGCCGATACCAGAGATGACCTCAAAAGTATCAACGCCAAACTGGATAACCTTATCCTGACTGTCGGCCGAAATGGGACCACTAACGGGAAATACTAACAATGGCCAAACAACAGCCACGCGGGATTCGTAACAACAATCCCGGCAACATTGAATGGGGATCGCCGTGGCAGGGCTTAGTACCTGCCTCACAAAAAACCGACCCGCGCTTCGCTCAGTTCGTTGACCCCGTCAGCGGTATCAGGGCGATCGCGGTGACGTTGATCACGTACTACGACAAGCGCAAGGCTAACGACGGCAGCAAGATTGACTCGGTACGCGAGGTGATCGAGCGCTGGGCGCCAGCCACGGAAAACAACGTGACCGCTTACGCCAAGCAGGTCGCCGCGTTGCTGAAAGTCGACCCGAACTCGGAAACCCTGAACATGCACGACTACGATACCCTTCGTGGTCTGGTGGAAGGGATTATTCGCCACGAGAACGGGCCTGGTCCTCTGACCAACGGTAACACCTGGTACAAGGACGATGTCATCCAGGAAGCGCTGCGCCGCGCCGGTGTAGTGCCTACCGAGAAGAAAGTCGTCACCACTACCACCGTGGCCGCAACCGCGACCGCCGGTGTGGGTATCGACCAACTGGCGGGCGTTATCCCGCAGGTCACCTCGGCAATCAGTAACAGCCGCGATGACCTGACGTCCGGCGAATGGATGCGCATCGCTATCGGCGTCGTCATGGTGGGGGCGGCCATCGCGCTGGCGTACTCCCACTGGCGCCGTCAGAAGCTGGCCACGGCGGCGTAATGGCCATCTGGCAACGGATTAAAGGGTGGCTCATTGTGGCCGCCCTTTTCGTTGGTGGTCTGTTCACTGCGTTCTATCGGGGCCGGCGCGACGGCAAAGAGGAACAGAAACAGGAGCAGATGGTCAACGACTTCCAGGTTCACGTTGAAGCGGAGAAGAAGATCAATGAAGCGCGCCAGGATGTTAACTCTATGTCTGATGACGATCTCAATAAGCGTACTGACGACTGGATGCGGGACTAAGCCGACGCTGGCACCCGCGTTTTGTTCGGTGGCCACGCCGTTCTACCCAAGCCGGAAAGACGTGCTGACGGACGGGACAAAGCGGCAAATCGTCACCCACAATGAAATCGGTGTCCGGCTATGCGGCTGGCAACCACCGAATAAAAAGAACCCCGCGTAGTGCGGGGTTTTCATTTAGAGGGGCTTACCGAATCCCTTGGCCACCGAACGATCGGGGTCGTCTTCGGCGAGATCCCATACCGTCTGTTCGCGCGCTTTCGCAAACTCGTCCATGGCCAGACTGTCCCCGAACGCTTTAACCGCGAACTGTTCCACCATCCGGATGGCCTCTTCCTTCCCTGACAGGTGGTCGGGGTCATCCATCTGATAGAGATACGCGGCATACGCGCCCAATGCTTTGCCGGTCATCAACCATGCACCGTCGGGGTCGGTGGCGTCGTACAGGCTCTTCTCTGCCGGTTCGAACTCCACGTCGCGGATTTGCGATTGCCCCGGACCGGTGATCCCGCGCACCTTCACCAGTTCTTTCACCAGGCGCGCATGTTCTTCCAGTTGGCGATGGACAGGGATGGTGTTGTCGAACACCGCCGTCATCGTTCTCCCGTCCGCCAGGTAGACGTCGAAATGCGCGCTGTCTTTGTCCGTCGCTGGCCAGAATACTCCGACCGCCCTGACGTCCTGTAAGTCCAGCAGCAGGCCGCCCATGGCGTTTCCGCGCAGGCCGTTCGTGTTGATGTAGTGCATGGACATTAGATGTCCTCCTCAAAGCTGTCAGGACGGGAATTGCGCTCGGCTTCCAGTTCCAGGTGCATCACTGCAGCGCACGAATAAACGATGGCGCCAAGGATCTCTTTGACGTCCTGGCCATACGGCAGGCCGGTACACTCTTCCAGCTTTTTGGATGCCTGGCCGAGCAGGAAGCCGGTACCGAATTTATCCGCCAGTTGCATCAACGGCTGCTTGGCGAACGGCTTGTTGTTGGCGTGGCGCTCTTTCCCTTTACCGCGCGCTGCCTGGTCATACGCCAGAGCCAGGACGTGGAAGAGGTCGTCGTATCCCGGCACCGTGCGTATCCAGTGCAGCTTACCTTCGAACAGTTCGTCTTTCAGGCGGCTAATGAACTGGTCGGGGACGTTCCGGCCATGGGTCTGCGTATAGAATCCGGTGTTCGGCTTTTTCGTGCCTGCCCGCGGCATCTCCGGAACCGGCGGCGGGGCTTCGTCCCATGGCAGCGGCGGCAGGCTGTTACGGAACAGCAACGGGGTGATCTCCCATCCGCGCGCTTTGATGAACATGAGGAAGTTCGACGCGTCCGCCATGTGGCCTTTCAGGATGTTCTTGAACGCCAGTTCTAATGCGTCTTTCACTCTAAAGGATTCATCATCCCATCGCATGAAGTCGAGATCCCCGCCGCGCTTCTCGCCCTGCAGCAGACCGCCGAACATCAAGTCGATGTGGACTTTGAACACTTCCTGCAGGTGGACAGGTATGCCGCTCAGGTCGATTTCGAACACGTTCGGGTTAGGCTTGGGTACCGGAGCAGGAGGGAAGTATCCACACAATGCCAGTTGTTCTTTCAACTTATTGTGGAAACGGCTTTCCGGCTTGCCGAGGACGTATTTTACCTCTGCGGCGAACTGTTCCGGAGTCGGATTCGAATTTGGGCGGCAATCTGACACACGTTCTGGCGCGACCTTTTCGAACCCTGTTTTTTGCAGAACTTTTATCAGTTCGTTCAGTTCACGGTCGCCGCCGTTACGGGCCAGCACGTCTTCCACCCAACGTACATTTCTCATGCTCATGATTAACCTTCCAGTGCGTAGTTTTCGTCGCCCGCTTCGTCAGCGGAGATGGTGTTTGTGGCGGCCGTCAGTGTGTGGCCATGGAGTTCGCAGAACATTTTAAAGTCAACTTCTGCGGCGTCTTTCTCTTCCTGAGTTTTCGCGTTGATATAGTTCACGTAGAGGTGCATAGCCTGGTTGCAGTCTTCGACGCTGCTGAAATGCAACTTGGCAGGGTCGAACGCATACAGGTTTCCTGTTTCATCGTTGAACATGAAGTACGGGAACACCTCGTCGTGAACCTGGTACTGCCAGATTCCATCGCCGACCGGCTCCCACATCTGCCAGTCCTGATTGCGCTTCACCTCGGCGCGCTGCTGCTGGTTGGTCGACAACTGCAGGATGACGCGGAGGGTGCGGCCGCCGATCATGCGCGACACCTTCTTCTGGTGCTTATTGCGGGCGCGGTGCAGGTGTTCGGCTTCCTCTTTCACCCCATCCATTGTGCGGCCGCCCACGCGGCGTTTGTACTCCATGGCGCGCTGGTTGGTGAACTCGCGCATGATGTTATTGCTATGCACCTGGTAGTTGAAGATCAGGTCGCCGATTACTGTGGCGCCGCGGTTAGACGGGGCCGGCAGCACACGTCTTTTCGGCATTTCTTTCACGTACCCGCCGGTGCGGAAGTGCATGTTCTTCTGGCGCTTCTTCGCGTCGACCTTCTCGTTCCAGTCGTCTCGGTCAGCGGCGGCCATTAATTCCTGGCGAGCGTCTTCGCGGGACTTCTTGCCGTATGGCGCTGCCAGTGCCGGAGATTTACCGATAGAACGGCCGCCGGACAGTCCTAACATAGTTGCCATGACAGCCATGGATTTCATGCCTAACGTTCTCATTTGTTCGTCCTTAGTGACGTGTTGAAGTTAATGACAAAATACACCACCGTTGATTCGCATGTCAACGAGTTTTCAGGAAATAAAAAATCCGGCTCGAAAGCCGGATCTCTTATCCCATCCCTGGAGGCTACTACAACGAAAATGACTGGATATGTCGCTGCCGGAACTCTGCCAGTTCTTCCGCTCGCTGCCGACCGAATGCCAGAAGTTCTTTCCGGTGAATGTACACTGGTTCCTTGTCGCGGGGCAAGTGCTTATTGAACACCAGCACGGCGCAGCCAAAGAACGCTGACTGCCGCGGTACCCGCTCTTTCGCGTTAAACCAGACCGGACGTTCGAACGCGACGCGCCCCTTGATGAAGATGGTGCGATCCGGTTCGGTGTCCGGCCACCACGTCTCGCTGGTAGCGGCTTTAATCAGGAATGCGAAACGGCCGCCGCGCTCCCGTTCTTCCAGCGCCTTGTTGATAATCGGCGCCATACCGGTAATAGTCTCGCCCTCGTCCGACTGGATGATCGAATAAGGTGGATTAGCAAAGGCATAATCAGGCTCCCCGTTGGTTATCTCCTGCAGGCGGCCGGTCCAGTCCTGCAGCAGAGCGTTGTCCTCTGCAGTAAAGTATTCCGGACACTTGGAGTTTTGGCCATCGGTAAACAGGTCCAGCACGAACTTAGGCTGGCGGCGCTTCTCCGGCGGCAGCAGGATTTCGATGCCGTGGAAAAGCGCGTCACCGGTACGCCACTGGTCGCCCACCTCTTTCAGTTCGTGGTAGCGCTGATCCTTTACCGCTTCCAGTCGGCGCACATAGCTGTTCATGCGGGCGCCCCCAGTCTCAGGTTACGACAAACGGCTTCCAGCAGCGCCCATTGTTCGGTCTGCTGGGTGCCGTCGGCGAACTGGATGGTCACGCGGCACGGACGCGCGGCCATGGACGCCAGGACTTTCACCGACTCGTTCCCCTCGGCGAAAATGTAGACCGCGCCGGTGCTGGCCACTGTCTGCGTTTTCAGCCCGTTGCGGTCGGCCATGCGCTGTACGCGCTCAGTGAATTCGTCTTTCCGGCTCAAAACGTTTCCCCCTTATGCAGCAGGTCGGCGTCACGCAGGCGGACGAAGTATTCCTGCGCTTTCATGGCGGCCACGTCGGAGCGCTGCTGCAGGTCTTTGGCGCGGCTGTCCAGGCGAACGTTGGCATCCTGCAGACCTTCAATCTGTTCGTACAGCAGGTCGAACAGGACGGCCATTGGTTGACCGGCGGCCATTAAGCCGGACACCTCTTCCGGCGTGAATTCGGTGCGGTCACTGATCTGCTGGATAACCAGTGCGCGTTTCGTGTCTTTAGCGGATGAAGTCATAACTGTTTTATCCCTTCCAGATAGTTCTTAATGATGCCTACATACCATTTGCGCATGATGTAGGACGCGTTTCGGAATCCTCGCCATGCACCCGCGATGATCTGCATGGCGAAGACGCCAGGCGCGGCCACTGTCGCCACGGCGAGGTTGACGGTGGCAAGGACGAGGGCGAGACACAGCAAGAGCGGTTTCATTAATCCCACTTCCTGTATCTGCCTTTGGTCGGGCGGTGAATCCCCTTCCCTAACGACCGCTCGCGTTTTCCGACTTCGGCCTCGGATACGCATTCAGGGACGTCTGCGTCATCGACGTCCCAACTTTTTCCACACCCAGGACAAACGAACTGATCTGTCGTCCGGTACTTACTGCGATGATTGTGATTTGTCATCTATGGGACTCCCGAAAATATGCAGAGTGCGTCCGACGCCATAGCCGGACGGATCTTGCTTGATGGTGTTCACCACGTCCGTCACCTGCTTCTGGAACTTCTCGTCTTTCAGATAGTGCAGGAACGCCGGAACGTCTTCGAATACCGGTATGCCGCAGCGATTCGCTTCGTACACCTCGTTGCGGGTGCCGATGGACTTTTGCGCAGCGTCCGGCCGCGTCAGGATAACATAACTGCAGTCCCACATCTGGCGCAGGGTGCCGCGCAGCCAGTAATCCGCGTCGATACCGGAGATTCCCGGCGTGTAGTCGAACAGGGCGGTGTTCATGTGAGGGATGACAGGGAACGGCGCTTCCCGCCCCATCTTCTCCAGAATGCTCCGGCTCTCCGGCGCGTCGTCGTAGCCGTGGCCACCGATGACCTCCACGATCGGCTTTTGGTGCAGCGCTCGCAGCAGAGCGATGGCGGTCTGTCGGGCCAGTCGGATGTTCTCTTCCACGCCCGCCTGGTCAGCAGCGCGGTACGGGCCGGCAATATAAACGAGTTTCATAAACTGAGGTTCTCCATCTGGTCTTCGGTGGCGCGCATACTGATCGCGGCCGCGGGTGAGTAGGTAACGAAAATGTCGGTCAGCAGCGCGCCGAAGGTCGGGACTTTCGGGCAGTAGCGGGACGTGTACTGGTCGATGATGACCGGATGGCCGTGCCATTTACTGTACTGGCGTCCAAACTGAGCATCGCAGAGAATCGGGCGCGATGGTGCCATCCAGATACGGCCTCTGTACTCTTCGTGCATCATGCCGCCTTTCATCATAATTCGCATCAACGTTGCCCGCGCCATTCCGAGGTCGCCCCGCATCTTTTCGGTACCGGCGGCGACACCGGTGCGCATGGCAAACCGGCCAAAGAAAGAACCACAAACGAGGTGGCCGTAGATGGCCAGGCCGTCGAAGTCTTTCGGGCGAACGGGGTTGAACTCTTTCGCCGCGATGGCGAACAGGGGGTCGACTTCTTCGGCGATCTCGTCATGCAGGTCGACGGGCTTGCCGGTGGCGCTGACGAAGTAGGGGAACGAGCCGTCGTGGATAATCAGGCCGACGTCACCGCCGTAGTCGGGCGTCGCGGAGGATGGCCATGTCACTTTGGCTGGCCGGTAAGGGGCGATACTCGGTAATTTCATTGTGGTGGCTCCGTTTGTAATTACGATTACAAATTACACCACCGTTCGATTGCATGTCAACACGTTTTACAGATAAAAATATGCCCCGACTTACGGGGCAAAATGCTTCCTATCCACCAATGTCTGTCATCGTTTGTATCGCTAACACTAACTCTCGCCTGGTATTCATATTAATAGTTATTAACGATTCAAATGTCAAATCATCCTTTGTCCTATAGTAATTTTCGCCGTGCGTGTTCTCACCGCCGTAGGCGTCCTTCAACCGGTTGAACTCTTCCAGCCGGAGGACGATACAGCCGTGGTGGCGCGGCTGCATTTTCAGGACTTCCGTCAGCGGGTCGCAGAAGACAATGAACTGGTCGGGCTTATGGAACAGCACGACGGCTTCGAACTCCTTGTCCCACCAGATTTCCGTCTTTTCGTCCGGCTTGTGGACGGTTTCAATGATCACGCCGGTGCGCCAGTTCCGCCAGTGCTTATACACCGCGCTGCGGGATGACGCGGCTGGTACGTGGAACCGGTCAGAGCTTATCGTCTTCATCGTCGTTTTTCTCCCGCCAGACGCGGACGCCCGCCTGCCCCTGGTATATCTCGTCGTTCTCTACGCGGTGGATGGAAATCTTCACGCCCGCCCGCCGCGCTACCTGCCGCAAAAAGTACACGTCCTTCGGCTGCTTGCCCTCCACGAAGAAGGAATGGCCGACCTCCATGTCGGCGAGCATTTTGCGGTAATTGTCGTATTTAGCTTTTGCCATAACCGCCCCTTAAAGCTGATCGTCCTCGTCGATTTCCTCTTCCCCGACGATTTCCTCTTCGCCCACCTTGCCGGTACCGTCACCCTCTTCGCGCTGGTGGTCAGGCGAGTAGTGCGCCGACAGGTCTTCCAGGCAGGCAATCATGTCGCCCAGGACGTCCGTCAGCAGGTACATATAGGCGTGGAAGTCCAGCGCCGCGCTATCGTCTTCCACGCTACCGCGCTCGGCGACCAGCACGTCGGAGATTTTCACGCCGGAGAACACGCCCTTCGCGTTGAGCTTGAACGTGGTGTAGCCCATCGGGTTGTCGATCGGGGACTTCTGCCAGAAGCGCATGGACATGTTGTCCACTTCGTAGTCCTGGTCCAGCGCCTCTTTCACCAGCGGGTCGTGGTCACCGTCGCTGTCGCGCAGGATCTGGTCCTTAAACGAGTACGCCGAGCCGCCGGACATCTTGTCGACCAGCTTGGCCGAGGTGTACGGCACAAACGTCGACCACGGCTTGTCGCTGTCATCGTTTTTCAGGATGCGCGTCAGCAGCCATTTCACCGGCAGGGTCAGGTCGTTCTCAAACGGGTAGATGGGGAACGAGCCGAACGCGCGGCGGAACAGCGCGGCGTTGCAGTCCTCAACGACCTTGTGGCTGCTGATGAAGTAGAACACGTCGTAGATCGCGGGGTCGTTCACCGAGCGCTGGAACAGGACGGGGATGTGGCGGGTACGCACCAGCGCTTTCGCCAGCAGGCGCGCGGCCACCACATCTTTGATTTCCGCCCACTGCTTACGGTTCAGCGGTTCGCCCTGACGCTTGGCCAGCTTGTCGCCCTCTTTCTGGACTTCCGCGCGCAGCGTGTCTCCTGGCAGGATGCGTTCGCGGCGCTCCAGGATAGCGAAGATCTGGCCGTTGTCGAGCGCATGGAACACGGTGTCAGCGGGGTCGAAGTCGCTGTCGTCTTCCCATTCGATTTCGATGAACGGCAGGGCGTCCATGATGCGGGCAAAGCCGTATTTCAGCCATGCGGACGAGGCGGGGTCTTCGGCATACAGTGTGCCGCCGGACTCGGATGCCTCTTTCACCTGCAGGTTCATCGCGCGGGCGACCTCTTCTGCAGAGTGGCCCGACCAAAGGTGTTTCAGGGGGTACGCGTCGCCCACCATGGATTTTTCCAGGCGCATGACGTTAAACCCTTTGAGCTTGTTAGCGTAGGTAGCCATTTTATCTTCCTTCGTGGCGCGCCAGGATTCCTTCGATGTCCGTGTGGCGGATGTCGTGGGTGATGCGGCGCAGGTTGTCGATAGCGGACGACAGGTCGCCCAGTTGTCGGAACAGGTATTCGGAGATGATTTCCTGGCGGCTCGGCGACAGGTTGGTGTCGTTGATCACTTCAACGGCCGTTTCGATGGTATGGCGCATCTCCTTTTCAAGCGCGAATACCGCGTTTTCCGCGGCTTTCGGTGTGTCTTTTACGCCCAGCAGCATCACGCGGCAGATGTCGAATATCCGGCGCGTATCTTCAATGCTGTCGAACTCCGGCTGTTCAGGGGCCGGCACCATGCGGGCGAGGTCAGACATTCTTTTTGTCCTTCAACGGCGCCACGTTGTAGCTGGTGGTGTGCGCGTCGATTTGAGTGACGGTGATGGCCTGCGCTCCGAACTTCGTGGTGTCCGTTATTTCGCGGCTGTCGATGGCCAGCGTCTTGCGGCCGCACTTCCACATCACGAAAGCGATCAGGCTGACCTGCATCTGGTCGAACTGTTCTTTCAGGTTGTTTTCCATTTGTTCCTGAGCCGCTTCCAGCAATTTCAGTTCGCCGTGGGCGGCCGCGTTGGTCGCTTTCAGTTTTTTGATAGCCGGTACTAGTTTTTCCAGGCAGTCAGGGAACGGCGTGATGTCTCCGCCTCCGGTAAGAATGCCTAATTCCAAAAATGCTTCGGTTAGTACATGCGTCATTTCGCCTAACGCTTGGTGGTTAATTTCAGACATTATTTGAGCCTCTTAATAATGGCCATTGCGTAAATATGGCCGTTGGCAGTGATGGTGTGGGAAGTCTCGATCGAGAACTCCGCTTCGGCCATGCCGTTGCGGTTCTTAGCGCCTTTGACACTGGAGTACGCGCCGTCGGACAGTCCCTTCTTAATTGAGGACAAGGAGGACAGGAAGTCCTTATCGACGGCTACGATTTTGCTGCAGCATTCCCCGATTTCCAGCGCGGCGATCTGGCTGGTCAGGGATGCGGGCTGTTTACGGGAGCCTTTGGAGACGCCGTCATCCGGCATCTGCATGGCAATGGAAAGCTGGTCGGTCATGATAAGATCCTTTTGGCTGTTTGACAGAAAGATAATTACATGCGTTCTTCCTGTCAAACAGTTTTTCAAATGGACTAAAGTTCTTCGTTCTCTGTCCACTCAACATCCCAACCGTCTTCGTATGCCTGTTTGTAGCGCTCCCAGGAAACGCGCTCTACCAGCGGGTCGCGGGCGTGGAGTTGTTCGAACTGCGCCCACGACGTCAGGATGCCGCCGCAATCGCATTCGTGATAGAGCCAGTAGCCGTAGAATGGCTGAATCCCGCAACCACACCAGGACAGGTCTGCGTCGCCGTAGAACCAGCCGGTGCCGTCGCAGGTGCGGCAGGTTTCTTCGTTCTCTTCCACTCACCACCTCCGATTGCTGTATTGTTGCGGGACAGTGCGCACCCGCCATTCACTCCCTTCCGCTGCGTTCCGTTTGACCTTCTCGGTCATGTATTGCCATCCGTAGCAACCGCACGGCGCCGGCCCGTAGTGGTAGAACTTAGGACGCTTCGGTTTTCTGGCCATAGGGTTTCTCCACGTACAGTTTCACCGCGTACTGCCGCACCTTCCTGGCGATGTGGAGGTGGCGGCGGCGCAGTCTGTTCAGGTACCGGCGCGTCGGGTGTTCCTGCGGGATCTCCCAGCGGTCGGCGTGTCCCAGGGCATCGTCAATCTCGTTGGCCAGCTTTTCGTGCGCTACGATGATGGCCGCCAGACGGGCAACGCGCTGGCCTTTCTGATAAAAGTTCATATCAGGTCTTCCTCAAATGCCGCCGCCGATCCTAGCAATTCATCTATGACAGGCCAGCGCCACGTACTTACTTCGGTGGCTTCGGGGTGCTGGACGGAAATGTCGGCAAGAATTTGCGCCGCTTCGCGTAACAATTCGACCGTTTGTTGCAGTTCTTTTTGGTTCATAGCAGATCATCCTCATTAATTCCGGCCAGCTTGGCCATTGCGGGGCCAATACTACCCGTACCCCAGTCCAGGACTTCATCGTCAAAGTCGGCTGTCTCCGATGGCGAGGATAAACGCGCGGATGAACTCGGCAGCGAGCGCGGGGATGATGGCGTTCCCGTAGCCTTTAAGTCGGATGTTCTTGTTAGCGCGAGCCAGGCGTAATATTTCGGACTTTCCCTGTCCCACGATTTCGGAAAACCCATTAACCAGCGGGGCAAGGCCGGGTTCAATTGGCCGCCACTTACCATCCCCGCCGCATACCCAGTCAACAACTCCCCAAGGCATGTAATGCGCAGCATGGTCGTCCTGAATCCCTGTTCCGCCGCGAAGTCGATGCGATCCCACGTCCTGTCCTTCCCGTCTTTCCGGATGACGGTCGGCCCCGATCCCTTCACGTCCGATGCCGTTGGCGTCGGCCAGGCTGCGTAATACATCGTGAGTTGCTCGCCAAGGTTCCCAGGGCTGAGTGACGTCCGGCCACTCTTCAACCTGGCCGCCTGCCGTCTGGCCAAACTGTCCGACGAGCGTTCCCCAATTTTCGACATCACTGTCGGGGACATCCAGCCGGTGAGCGCCGAACATGATTCGTTCCCTGCGGTGCGGCGCGCCGATGATACCGCCTGGCAGTACGGCCGATCCCACGGCGTAACCCGCCATTTCCAGTTGATCGTATAAATCGTCGAGCCAATGTTTTTTGATAGCGTTCTCAACCTGTTCGCCAAAGATAACTGGAGGGCGACACTCTTTGACGAGTCGGCACCAGGTTGGCGCGAGGTGGCGATCGTCGCTGCGACCTTTTTGTTTTCCGGCCGGACTGAAAGGCTGGCAGGGAGGACTTCCGGTCCATACGCGAAAGTCATCGGGGAAACCGGCCATTCGTAAGGCGAGCGGCCATCCGCCAATTCCGGCAAAAAAGTGACAGGCGTTAAAGCCGCGAAGATCGGATGGTTGGACATCGACAATACTCCTTCGGTCGACCACGCCGTCTGGCAGGTCACCGGATAAAATTAAGTTCTCCAGCCAGTCGGCCGCGTTGTTATCGAATTCGTTGTAGTAGACCGCCATTACGGATTCCTCGGCGGCCGTTTGATACCGCAAAACCGGCAAAACTCGCCCTCTTCGATGCCCGGTCCCCCGCTTGCTGAGAAGAACCATTCATGGTTGCAGGACTTCGGGAATTCGTGGCCGCGGCAGCGCATCCAGTTGATAGACAGTTCGGGCGTTGCCTCCTTCTTCCGTTCGAACGGCGGGAATCCGCAAGACAGGCGAAGGGCGGCCGATGCGTCAGCGTCTTCCCACTCCACCTCTGTCGTGAACATGCGATTCGGGTCAGTCAGTTCGTGCGGGTAACGATACTTCGTCACCTCGTAAATGATGGCCACCTGCAGGATCTGGCGGCCGGTAAACCATTGCGAGCGGAAGCGGATGTCTCCGGTCATCCCGACACGCTTGCGGTGCGTCCGTAGTGTTGGCTGGTGCATATCAATGCTCCGTCATGAAGTAGACAAACGTGATAACGAACAAAAATATCACGGTAATGAAGATCAGCGCCAGGTGCGGCAGCGGGTCGTCAAAGTGCGGGTCCAGTTCTCGCTTGAACAATTCGTAATTCTTTTCGCCGTGCTGGCGACCGTCTTCCCAGGTGTCCGCGAGATCGGTACCCAGGAAAGGGTTGTGTTCGCGCCTTACCCCAATCTCACCGGCAAGGCGCCCTTCCTGGAATACTTCGGAACGACGTTCAGGTGTGTGCATGGTCTTCCCCTTAGTTGGTATCTAAGATGAAAACTAGCACACACCTGTCATGAAGGTCAATCGTTTTTGTCGCGTCAGACTACAATTTCTGTCTTTTTGTGCGCCAGCGCAGGATCGTGCGTCCACTGGTCGCGCGGGGCGATGTTGATGGCGAATACCTCCAGATCCTTATCGCCGAAATGCGGGTGGCAGATGGTCTTTCGGGCGATGCCGGTGAACGGCATTTCGATGCGGCGCTTCTTATCCGTTTTGCTCGGATACCCCCAGGTGATCACCACCCTGTCGAACTCTTTGCCCTCCAGGCGCCGCGTCCAGTATTGGTTGGCTTCGCGGTACTCTTCGGTCTTCTCGCCTGACAGCATGGCGTCGAAGTATTGTTGTTCGACCGCTACCTGCAGCACACGTTCAGTCATGGCTATCCCCTTTCAGGTATGGCGGAACGAAGCCGATGACGCCGTCGCCCTCTTTCAGCAGACGAATGGTCATGGCCAGCAGGTCGACGATTTCGTCTTCCACGCGCGCCCAGTCGCCGCGGTTCTCGGTGTAGTGGATCACCTCTTTACCCACTTCGCCCGCCTCTTCGTGGAATTTATTCAGCACGTAGTTGGGCTGCGGGAATTTGATGGCCGCCTTTATCGCGCGCTCTTTCGCCTTGGCCAGCAGGCTCGCAAAAAGCGCCATGCCTGGGTCTGCGTCAATCGGAGATGGAAGGTTGGCCAGGATCACCATGATTTCTTCTCTCGCTACACGCACCCCTAAAATGCTGGTGTCTGCAGACGCCGCGCGAAGTGCGGTTACTACCTCTTCAATGGTCAGTGGTTCTTTATTCACGGTTCTGTTCCTCTTTCTCGGCGGCAGTGGCAATCGCGTCCAGTCGCTGATTCATTAGCGCGGACCGTTCGGCGAACTCCGCATCGGTTGGCGCCGGTACCGGCACAAAGCGGACGCCTGCGCGGGCCAGCATATTGGCCGCCTGCAGGCACTTCCGTAGATCAACGGGCGAGGCTCGTTGCATGGAACTTCTCCCAAATCGGTTTACGTCTGGCGTCCGCCTGTCTGGCGCCTTTCATTCTCTGCTTACCGGGACGGCAGGCAGGCGGGATGTGGTTATCAAACAGGTCGTAAGTCCCGTTCCGGATAGCACGGTTAATCTGGCGCTTCTGGTTGCGCGTCAGCGGAACGTATGACCGGATGGTCACACCACCTTCCAGTGGCGTTATCCAGATGTGTCGCAGTTCATCGATCGGCATTGTCTTCCCCTTTGACGATCAGGTAGTAGAAGTCCGGATACCGGAAGTCGTGTCCTTCGCGGTTCCAGTTCGGGTTGTCCAGGACGAAGTCGACGCGCCACTTTTTCCCGCGGTCGCCGGTCTGCGCATCGGTGTATACGCCGGTGACCTTCTTGATCGCACCGCCCACACGCCCGACAATCAGGTCGCCAGGTTTCAGGTCGCGGACACGGCGCATGGTCAGTCGGACTTTCACCGGCGTAGAGAACTCGGCGTAATTCAGCGCTGCCGTGTATAACGCCTGTGCGTCATACTCCGTGATGCAGTCGTACCCGAAGATGCGGCGCATGGCCGCAACCTGGAACGAGTTAATTTTCTCGTTGATTAGCGCCATATCACACGTCCGCGTTCTTGTGTTCGATGGACTTGCCGCAATATTTGCACTGCATCTCTCCGTTCATGCCGTCCGGCGCATACTCACACGACTGACCGGTGGCCACGCACTCGTCCGGCACCCCATCCCACTTATCGACCGGCCTGCTGCCGGTACTCAGCGACTTATTGACCTGCTGGCTGTCGAGGTCGTTGCCGGTGAAGTGTTTGCGCAGCGCTTCCGACAGCGTGTCGCCGAACTCCGAGCGAGTCTGGCCTACACGAACCGTCCACGTCTCCGTGGCGTCGTCCTGGAAGATAGTCACGACGTCGTTGCTGCCGTCCTCTACGTGGCCAAGGAGGTTCTCGATGGCCGCCTGTTCGTTCAGACGCCGGACACGCTCAGGATCGCCCACCTGCGCCTGCAGCGCCGCCAGTTGTTCTTCCAGCAGGCGGATGTGCTCGGCAATCAGGTTGGCATGGCCACGCGACAACGATATGTGCGAGCAATCCCGCGCCCGCGCCTCGTCCAGTTGTGCATAGAACGCGCCGACAGGCCCATGGCCATGCGGGATGGTCGTCGGGGCGGGCAGCGTGAAGTGATCCACCAGCGCTTCGACAAGGACACACGCTTCATCGCGGTCAATGTATGTTTCGATTTTCGTCACAAGACCGCGCTGCAGAATGAGCGAGGTATCTTTTTGATAGAGATCGGTCAGCATCACGCAGCCGCCGAAACCGTCTTTCTCCGGCAAACGCAGGGTCGTCTGGTGCGGCTTGCTGACCGATTCGGAGGACTCGCCCATTCCGATCGGCATCGGGGCGCCTTCACCGATTGCATAAGAGAACGCGTCGAGACGATTCCCGTAGACACGCTTCGCCTCTTCGATCACCGAATAAAACTCACGGACTTCCAACCGGGCGCCTTCGAACCAGGCAGGGAAGAACTGTTCGGTCAGCGGATGGACGGCATTGACCAGTGCCAGTACCACTTTTGCCCCCTGGTGGTTGTGCTCAATCATCTGGTGCAACTGGCGCATGTGCTTTTTGTTGCCGGAAGTGACGGCCATGGAATACTGGTCGCAGTCCAGCACGACGTCCGCGTTAAAAAAGTACGCCAGCGCATCGCGGTTCTTGGTTTTTCCGCAGGCCTGGGGGCCGACGACGACGATAAGTTTATTGATCATGTTTGCTCTCACTCAGTTTTGTTTACAAGGGTTTCGACGAAATCACGCAGACGCTTTTTTGCTGACCGGGCGCCATTCGCTACTGCTTCCCGTTCTTCGGCGTCCATGAGTGTTCCGGACCAACTGGCTTTAATCTCTGCCGCTACCAGTTTTTGTATCAGGGAATTCAGCCTTACTTTTTGTTTCCCGTTCATTGTGTGCCGCCCATTCAGTTAGTGGTGGATAGTTATTACCGGCGTACCGGTCAATCAGGTGAACCGCTTCGCGCTGGTACTTTGGCTCGGCGGAAAACAGCAGTACCGCCGATACAACGACCGCGCCGAATACTGCTGTCATCGGCTTCATTACTCTGTTTCGCCCTCGTCCAAGTTGATCTGGTTCAGCGGAGACATGTCATCCAGGTCGTGCCAGCTACCGTCGGGCCGGCGCGTCACGTTGCGCAGGTCAGGATCGGCGAGGTCGATAGAGCGGATGACCGCGAACAGCTTGCGAGCCTGGTTGCAGCAGTCGTCGATGCCGACATGCAGCGTACCTTCGTTGGCCACGCCCTCTTTCACCGCGTAGTAGGTCGACAGGAACGAGCGCGCGCAACGCACCCCCCAAAATGGCCAGTTCATCTTCGTGACCGGCAGCATGTTGCGCCAGGCATTTTCAAGCCAGTTCTGATCCTGCATCGGTCCGCACGACCACAACTCCACACGGTCGTTATGCAGGCCGTACAGGTTACACATGTCGCGCACCCAGTCGTTGAAGCCGCGCAACACACCTTCCAGTGAAACCGCTTCCTGCTGCCCGTATACCTGGTCCATGCGGGCGGCTTCGCACTGGCGGAACCACCACATGATCGTCTGCGGGTCGATATGGCCGCCGAAATTGCGCGCGTAATCGAATGCCGAGTCGATTTGCACGTACATGTTGAAGCGGTTCAAAAGGGACTCCTGGGCCGATTTCGCATCGAAGTCCATTACAACCGCACTCAGGGAAATGAATGCGGCGTTGGGCGCGGTCGACAGGCTTTCCTTATCGATCATGATGCGCAGGCGAGCCAGCTTTTGCGGGGCGAAAGACGGGCGGCTTCGTTCAATCAAAGTCAGTTGTGACATGGTGGTTTCCTTATGCGATACGGATGATTTCTAGGGTGCACACAAACGCGTCTTTATCCCATTTACGTGAACTACTGATCGTGTACTTCTGGCCGGTCTTCTTACGGGCGTCTGTGACAGAACGACTGTGGCGGCTGCGCAATGCTTGGCTCATTCTAAGCGCGGCATCAATGGCGGACTCCCCGTTCTCCGGTACCGCTCGTTCTTCCAGGGAAATCACCCCGTTCACCGGCATACGTGCCAGTTGGCTACGAAGGCCGTTGCCTTCTGGCTTCTTAACTGCTGTTGTGTCTACTGTGATTTTCTTCGGCATTTTGTTGCTCCTGTTTGCTGGTGGAGTGAACTATAAACAACACTCGCTGCGAAGGTCAACAATAATTCACGATTATTTTCTAATCGCTAAAAACCACTGGCCAGAATTGCTCCGCTCACGGGGTTGTTGAAGTGATAGGGAGAATTGGTCCGATCGCGCGAGAAAAATTTCTCCGCTCATGGGGATCTTGAAGTGATAGGGCGCGGGGGAATTGCTAAAAACCGCTGGCCAAAATTGATCCGCTCATGAGGGTTTTGAAGTGACTAAGGAAGTTCGCTGGCTTTTCAGCTACCGGAGAAAAAATCAGCCCGATACGGTTGCTCACGTTTGACGATTTTTAAGTGAAATTTTTGTAAGTCGTTGATTTTCGGGGACTATTTCGATTTTTTCGGAGCGGGATCGGCTGGAAGCCGCGCCACGCCTGGCCTGGCGGGCTGTCGGGGTGCCACTGGCGGTGATCGCCTGGCGTTTTCGTTGTCCTTTCAGATACCGCGAAACCAGGCGGGGCGCGGGTTTATGGTTGTTTCGTTGGTGTTGACCGTCCGCAAAGTTGAAAAATATTTTAATAAGGTGTTGACCTTCGCGGCGGAGGTCATTAATAATTAGGCCGCACCACCAAACAACGACACGAAACAACAGATAAACGAGGTAACACGATGGAAAGGATTTACAACACGCTGAAAGGGCAACCGCTGCAACATTGGTTGACTATCGCGATCATCCGTGACGAAACCGGATCGGCAACCGTTGAAACGCGCTCAACTATCCACGTAGTAAAAGCGCGGCCTCTTTCTCAATCCTGGGGCGCGTCGTTCTCTGATTCTGACATCCTGAACGACAACGATTTATTAAAGGTTGTTTATCAGCGTTTCGGACGTGAGATTTTCACCGCCGATTATACCCGCAATTTTTAATTAAAGGGGACCAGAAAATGCAGTCAATCACCACCACGTACACTTTCACGAACGGCGGACAAGGCCGGATCTTGGTTGAATCATGGCACGGTAAAAAACGCTATAACGCGGATGACGCTTTGAACAGTGAGCAGAATCACCGCCGCGCTGTTCAATTGTACATTGACGAAATGAACGAACGCCGCCGCGCTAATCGTCCTGGGGAAAACGTCCCGCCTTTCGAGATCGTCACGTCCGCGCCGCTATCGGGGGAAGGATGGGCGTTTATGGTCGATTATGCACCGGAGATCGCGCCGTGTCATATGTCTATAACAGTGCGTTTCATGCCTGGAACGAACACCCGCCCCGCTTATATGAAAGTTCATTCGTGGTTATTCCCGAAAGGGACGACGGTTAATTATTCACGCGCCACGCAACCAGGGGACGTACAAGGCGCGGCGTTTTATGCGGCGCGGATCATGCTGGATATGATCAACGATGAAGTAAAAGACGCCGGAATATCCTATTCCATCCGGGACTATATCCAGACATATAACGGGGATCGCGTTTTCTCTTTAATCTGATTTGTTTTATTGCACGACGATAGCCGAAATATACCGACGACATAACGAGGGGTTTACCATGCGTACTATTAACATCGAACTTTTTAAATTCGCTGAACTGGACGACGCCGCCAAAAAAGCCGCATTAGAAAACGTCCGCGCCGTTTATCTGGATTCATCGGATTTTTGTTTTTCCGAATATCTCGCCAGTTTAACCGCTTTCGCCGATGACATCGGGATCGCCGTCCGGGGCTATTCTTTCGGCCTGGAAGGCGGCAACGTCGATCTAGATTTAGATGATTTGTCCGCCGAATATAAAAGCGGCGCCCGCCTTTACGCGTGGATCGTGAATAACGTTAAAGGGCTGCAACCCGGCCCGCGCGTTTACCGTGTTGAGCGCGACACCGTGCGCCATGGTTTCAAACAACGTGAAAGAATCGTTAAACGTGTTAGCCGTATCTATTCGGGGGATGACTGCTGCAATTATACCGGCGTTTTCTGTGACGAATCTTTATTAACGCCTTTCCGCGAATTCCTGAAAGCGCCAACGGATGAAACCTGTTTAGGCGACCTGGTGCGCGCGGCTGTCGATTCCTTTTGCGCTGATATACTGGCAGAACTGGAACACCAGGAAAGCGACGAATATGCGCAAGAATGGATCGAGAATAAAGGCGATGAAATCGAATTCACCGCAAACGGAAAAATTTACGGATAAGGGGATCATCATGACTATTAAAATTTTAACGGCTGAATCTATCGCCGTGATCTCTTTTTGGGAATTGAACGACGCGCAACAGGCTGAACAGTTGGAAACTTTCGGCAGTGACGCGGAAGACGGCAATTATTTTATTTATGCCGATCAGGTTTACGCAATGGCGGATTGTATGCGCGAAGAATCGCACACGGAAGCGGGCGCGGCGGGCTGGAATGGGTCATTTAGTGAAACGGCGTTTTCCCGTCTCCTGGTGCGCCTGGTGGATGATAACGAGGCTGTTTTACTGGGGCGCGAATCATGATTAAAGAAAATGATATTGTCCACGAAAACGGGAAATATTGGGTTATGCGAAACCGTAAAGATCGCTGTTATTCGGTTATGGTTTCCGGCGCAACTCATTCTGTTAGCGATAGCCATTATTCCATGGACGACGACGGGCTATCCATTGCCGTCGCCCGTTGTGATTATCTTGCGAGGCCGAAAAAATGATCCTTTTATTCATCCTGGCCGGATATGCCTTTATCGGCTTTTACGTGGGGCGTGATTTGCTGGCGGTGCATCGCCGTTGCCGTGTCGAATTCCGGCAATGTTTCGGCAAGCGGAAAATATATTTACGTGAACGTAAGACCGGACGTCTGATCGGCTGTTCAAACAATCCATTTACTTTAATTTTGCAGGTTGCCTAATATGCCTTATATCCGCGCCCTGGTCGCGCTAATCGTTGTCTTATTCGCGTTTGCCGTGATCTATAACTTGCCTTATCCGTATCTTTCGCCGCGCTGGTTTTTCACGGCGGCGGGCGTCGCTTTCATCGCGGCGGCCTTTGTGGGCTTTATTCTTCCCGATAACAAAAAAGGCGGCTGATCATGATTAACCTCAAAGATACGGCGGAAGTGGTGATCCCGGTCCTGGTCCTGGCGGGGCTTCTCCTGGCGGTGTCGCTGGACTTTAAGCGCCGTTTACGCGCCGCTGGTAAAAAGTTTAAAAACAGACGCTGATCACAAAATTCGCATAACGCGAAAAATAGTTTAAGGCCGCGATCCCTTGTGCTGTAAGGGGTTGCGGCCTTTGTTCGTCTGGCTTCCGTGAAATAGTGTTGACCTTTGCCGCGAAGGTCACTATATTGGCATTGCACCACCAAACAAAAACATCGAAACGCACCAACGAGGATAAACAATCATGAGTAAATCAGCACTGAAAGCCCTGGCAAACGCGGACGACAACGAAAGCGCGGCAATCTGCAACCTTTGCGCAAGCCTGATCGTTAATGACGACGCTACCGGATTCGATTATTCGGACGACGGCGAAAAACGCGAAAAGAACGCGCGGATCGGGATCGCGTCGTGGCGGGCTGAATGGTTGACGTTAGCCGTTGATCTGGATAATGCAGAAAACGGCGTCTCTTTCGGTTGTGAATGTTGCGGCGCGCGTGTTCACGGCTGGCGCGGTCGCGTAGTTTTCGCCAACTTTCGTAATTAAGGGGTAAATCATGATCGGTATCTGTGAACGTAGAACGGTTATTCAGGCTTGCGCGGAATTCAGCAGAACACGCCGCCACCTGGCCGGATGGAAAACCCGCGACGGGTTGACGTTCGACCGTGATGGATACCGGATTGAATTCACGGACTGGCGCTGGACACTGTATAAAAACGCTCTTTCGTCCCGTCATGCTGTTTATGTTTCGTCTTACTTAATCGCCGTGGTGGACGCGGCAAAGGAAATTAAATAATGAGTATCGGCCTGATTTTATCCGTGTGTATGCCGCTGATATCCGGCGGTGACGATGCGAAATGGATATGGGGTGCGGCATGAGAGATCACGAATACCGCGTATTAATCCGCATTATCCGCGCTCGTTCCCTGGTGGTTGGGGACACAATAGCGACGCTTGATCGCGTCGAACTAAAACAGGGCGGACGCTGTGAGATGGTGGATCGCTGGTTTACCTGGAAAATTGAATCAATCGACACTTTCGGATCGGCGGTAGTCCTGCATTTATCGCGCCGCCTTGCTGAACTCAAAAAGCATAAATTAATGGTCACGCCGCCGGATTCATATCAAAAGCGCGTGATCGGATGGATTAAGGAGAACTAAATGATCACGCTGAACCGCAACCGTACCAAACCGACGATTAACGACGTATTAAACGAATTAGACGCTTTCGAGGCCGAAACCATGACAACCGCAAAACCTTTTACCGTATTCATTCACGATAAAGACACCAGCGCAGCCGATCCTTTCCAGGAAACCTATAAAAGCGCCTTGATCAGCACGGCGCACCTGACCCCCGCCACGCTGGGCGTCCTGAACCGTATCACGGCCAGCAGGGATCTACCTTTCTGGATTTACGCCACGGAATACGGCTGGATCGTGTGGTTCGAGGCAGTGGACGCGATCGGCCTGATTGAAGAGGAGCACCCCGCCGCCTACTGGATAGCGCAGCAGGCCGATCTGCTGGCGATAAAAGCTGCCCTGTTTAAACACGGGTATCAGGCCGCGCACCTGGACAAGGACGGGCCGATCATTGACGGCCTGGAAGAGTACGATCATTAATCTGTAAATCATCCTCGTTAATCTGGCTTTATGGTTGCCCGTCTATCATGGACGGGCTTTTTTATTTGTGTTGTCTGCCTGGTTGCCGCCGCCTTTCTGAATACCGCGAATAACATCATTGATCCGCGTACTGGTCCCGCCTGTTTTTGCTCTTTTCTGACTCTCAGAGATCACCCCCTACGGAATACCCCACACACCACGATCACCCCCTTATATGGGGGCATATCCGCATACCGTGTATAACGTGTATATCAGGATACTGATTCTGGCCCCTGTATGGGGTCTACATTCAACGATCTATCATGAGGTAGTGCATAGGTAGCGGGTCGCCTGGCGGACGCGTCTCAGCGCGATTGAGGACGAATGACGCACCAGGGGCGAAAAGGTACTTCCCCCACCCCGTTTTCAGCCCGCGGGGGCGCAGAGCCGCGGTTTGCGAAATTGTGCGGGATCTGCCATGGCTCCACTGCGGCCAACCATGGAAATTCTGGCACTTCTGGAACAATTATTTCTGGTACGGATTCTGGTACAGTTTCTGGTACAATAGAATTTCTTTATATAATAGATACTTAGAAGTCAGTTGTACCAGAAGTACCAGAAGTACCAGAAGTTTCTAAGGTTCCATTAATACTCCACTGTCTAAAACTAAACGATCCTCACATATAAAACGTAATACATATATAACGCGTAACTGAACCTTTCTGGTACACTCGGTACAAAGCCTTTTTCCCGTTGCAGATCATGTACTTAACCCTGTACCGGAAGTTTTCGAGTTCTGGTACTTAGACGAAAAATGCAGTGGAAAGCCCCCGAAATTTTGCAGAAAAACGCGAATTTTCACGCCTACGAAAACGAAAAATCCCCGGATTTCTCCAGGGATTCGATTTCAAAAATTGGCCAATTTCAGAAATTCGTTAAAGGAAGTCGTCTTCGTCGAATTCGTCTTCCTCCTGTACATTCGCTTCATTGTGTCGGTCGAGCCACGCGCGAATTTCGTCTGCATCTGGCGAACCATCCGGGCGTTCGAAATGCTTCGGTTGTGGTGAATAACAGCGTCCCAGTTTTCCGTCCATGCGGACTTTGCCGGAGTGCGTGGAGGCTACGCGGTAGAAACCGGCGGCTTCCATTTTCCTGGAAATAGAACGCGAATTCGGCGCTTTGAAATTGTCTATTTCGCGCTCCATGTACTCCATCAAAGACGGCATGAAGATGATGTCGCGGCAGACGTTCCGTGTTCGGTTTTCGCTGACGCAGGTGATCACCGAATCCGTGAAGTCATCCTTCGACAGCGCCATCATTCTTTCGCGCGCCATGGTGTCCATAGGAGCGTGGCCACCCGACGGGTTAAAGTCTTTGCGGAACTGGTATTCGCTGAACCATTTACGCAGCGCGCCAGCAGACTGGCGGAATGCGCGGTCGAACCGCTTGAAGAAATTCGGCTCGGTTTTCAGGAACGGCATAAGGTCGCGCTTTTTGTCCTGGAACTGGCTGGCCACCACCAGATAGCGGCGGTCGTTGTCGTCAATTGGCAGCGCTGCAGGGTCGTTTGTCACCATGATGTAACTGGCGGTGTTGCGGACTTTCAGGCTGTCTTCACGCATACGGCGCACCGAAATAACGGGGTTGGTGATGAACGGCTTGATGTTGTTCAGCACGTCATAACCATGGCCTACCACGGACACCTCTTCCACGAACTTAACGATGTCCGATTCCGCCCACTTGGTGAAATTGCTCTGCAGGTCGGAGTTACTTACTTCGCCCACGTTCGCGTCCCCCAGGATGCAGCGGAACATTTCGCGGATGATCGTCTTGCCGGAGCCGGGGCAACCGTGGATGATCAGCGCGTAGTTGATGCGTTTTCCTGGGTTTTTCACTATCCAGGCGAAATACTCCATCACGTATTCCCGTTCTTTCGGGTCGGGGAACTGAACGAGGAAGAAGTCTTTCATGATCTGGATGTTTTTCAGGTCGCGCTGCGTGTATTCCTCCGGCATATCGACCATCGTGTCCGGATGGAATGTGTTCAGGAAGATGCGGCCGTTATCTGCGGAATACGCCAGGTTGTCCGATTCGAAGAAGCGGAAGAACTCAGGCCGGCCCGCACATTCGCGTACTGGTTTCCACTCGCTGTTCGGCGTTTCGCCGTGCGCCAGCGGGTTATACATCACCCCGTCGACCACCGGCACCTGATAGATGTCCATGGCCAGCTTGGCAGGCGTGGTGTCAGGGTCTTCGTCCACCATGTATCGGCGCATGGCAAGATCGAATGCCTGAACGCTACTGGAAGAACCGTTGCGGATGTTCACGAAAAGACCGGTCTGGCGGTTGAAACACCACTGCATCAACCACCCTGGCAGGTCGTCCGGGTCGATACGGTATGACAGGTTTTTCTTGATCTCCGCCGGAGACAGCTTACGGCCTACCAGTTCGTTGTATTTGTCGCAGGCGACTTTCACAACGTCCATGCGCGCCATGCCGAACATCTTCACTTTGCGGAAGTGGCTGGCCGCCTCCATCCATTCGTCGCGGTTGGTGGCGCCGGAGAATTTCGGGATCAGGGTTTCTACGGCTTCCGCGCGCTGGCGGTCTTCGATTTCGTTCGCTTCCTGCAGCAGCGAGCGGAAGGAGATCAGGCGCTTTTTATCGTGCTTGAAACCCTCGTCCCACTTCTTGTCGAAAGCGTCCTGATCGAAGTTGTTGGCCTGCGCCGACCATTTCAGCGCGATGTCGTATGCGCGATCCTGGTCTTCAACGCCGGTCTGCAATGCTGCGATGACACGAATCCACTGCTGGTAATCTTCCGAGCCTGGCAGCAGCATTACTTTGCGCTCCAGTTCGTCGTAGTCACCATCGTACTGGCTGTATGCGTCGGCGGCGCGGTTCACCCAGTCGTCTTCTTCGTACTCTTCGTCGTCGTCATCCCATCCCAGGGTCTGCCCGCGCACGGCCATGGTGTGATTCCACCCGCGCTTGGCGCATTCGCGGTCGAATTCGGCGATGATGTCGAACGCTTGTGCTTCGGTCAGTTCCGGCAGTTCGTCGTAATCCACTGTCGTCGGGTCGCCGTTGGCCACCCATTTATACGGCTTGTTCGTATCAGGGTGGATACCGAAAGCGATGAATTGCTGGCCATCCCCAAGGATCTGAACTTCGTGTTTCGGAGTATTTTTGTCTTTCGGGTCGCCGTCATGCCAGACCGATTTCATTGTCGGGAAGCGGGCGCCAGAAAGGCGGAACAGCAGCAGGCGTTTCGGGTCCAGGCCTACGCGAGTCGGCGCGCTGCCATAGACCAGTTCGACATAGTCCGACATGTGCGTGACGAGGTCTTCGTCGCGGATGTCGAGGTCGACGGCCGGATTTTTGGCGGTAAGGATGCCGGCCCCGCAGTCACCGTGTTGCAGAACCCAGTTTTCCCAGTTTCCTTCGAAATCATTCGTCGTCCAGTTCTTGAACAACGGCGCTTTCGATTTCCGCCGGATCGGCGTAAAGATGTAGCCATTGACGGCCAGGTCTTCGCCGACTTGATTTAGCGAAGTTTTGGCCATTAGATCAGACTCCCGTTCCGGACACACTCGACTGGATTAACCAGCCATTCCCACCGGATGAACTCTCGGCCTAAACCGGCTTCAACCATCATTGCCGCGCGCGTCGTGAAACGACCCTCGCGCATGAAACGGGAAAGTACGTCGGGACGGAAGTCGCAGATCTCCGCGATTTCTCTTACCAGGACACGATTTTTAGAAAGCAGGCCAGCGCGGGCAACCACGAAACGAACGATCTGTTCGGCATCTTCGCGGTCTACGCAGGCAGGAAGTTCAGGTAATGACATAAATACGTCCTCATTGCTCGTTTGTGATCCCCGCGATAATGGCGCATTCAGCGGATAAAGGCAAGTTTTGTTCCGCTTGTCCCAAATGTACCAGAAGTTTTGACAATAATTGCCGCCGGTACCGCCAGCATTCGCCGGTACCGAAGACAAATTTTGAAAATAATTCGAAAAAAGGTGTTGACGGATTTTTCGAGGGGGCGTATCTTTCAATCACCGGCAGCAAACAGCAACCGGATAAACCGAAAATTAACCGCTAAGAAGGAATACCGAATGTCTCTCGAACAAGTAATCGCTGAAAACAACTCCCTGCTGCGTGAACTGATTGACCTGCAGAAAGCAGGCGTCTCTTCCGCTAAAACCTCCGCTGCGGACACCACTAGCGAAACCAAAACCGAAACCAAGTCCGCTAAGGGCGCGGCGAAGGGCGGCAAAACCACCACCAAAGCGAAAGCCGAAGTAGTCGATCCGGATACGCTGAAAGCGAAGCTGGTTGAGTACAAAAACCTGACCGACCTGAAAGCGGCCAAGGCGCTGACCAAAGAACTCGGTTACGACGCGATCGCTGACGTGCCGGAAGAGAAGTCGAAAGAAGTGTTCGACGCTATCGAAGCGGCAATCCTGGCGCTGGACAACGGCAATGAAGCCGACACGGATGCCGAAGAAGACCTGTGATTTAAGTCTGCAGGCCATCTACGAACGATTTGCGGAGGGCGACCATTCGATATTCTCGCCCTCCGCATCGTCCAGGTGGATGAATTGTCCCGGTTCGTTGATACCCAATTTATTGGCACCTGACGACACCGGGATTTTTGCTGCCGAAGGTACGGTGGCGCACGAACTGGCCGAACAATGGCTGACCACTGGCAAAAAACCGAAACACCGGTTGGGCGAGTGGGTCTGGATAGAGAACGGCACCGACTGGTTCGAAATCCAGATAACGCGCGGGATGTTCATCTACGTCGAAGAGTACGTCGACATCTGCATGATGACCCCTGGCGAAAAGTTCATAGAAAGCCGCGTAGACTTTTCGATGTTAACGCCGGTGCCTGGCCAGAAAGGGACACTGGATTTTTGTGCAATCGACGACGACACCCTTTACATCCGCGACCTGAAATATGGGAAAGGGGTGAAAGTAGACGCCGTCAAAAACTCGCAGTTGCTGATCTATGCGTATGCGAAGTACATGGAAATCCGTGACTTCTACTACATCAAGCGGATCGTAATCTGCATCGTGCAGCCTCGCCTCGACCATGTCGAAGAGTGGGAATGCACACCCGAAGAACTGATGGGCTTCGGTGAACTGGTTAAGCGCAAGGCAGCGGAAGCGTGGAACCTCAACGCCCCGCTGGTGGCCGGTGTGAAACAGTGTGGTTTCTGCCGAATCCGCCAGACCTGCCCCGCTCGGTTGGCCATGGCAAGACAGGTGCTTGAACTGCGATTCCCCGAAGACGGGCAATTCCCCATCACGGAAAAGCAGGTTAAAATCCTGAAAGAAGACCTGGACGAGGATTTGTTTTTCCTCAACTTCCAGCCGCCTATGTCACTGAACAACGCGCAGTTAGCCAGCGTCCTGAAATACCGGACGACAATAGAAAACTGGTTCAAGTCATTGCAGACTGAACTGACACGCAGGGCGATGGCGGGCGAAACTATCCCAGGCTACAAACTCGTCGAAGGGCGGTCGTTCCGTAGCTTTGAGGATAAAGAGAAAGCCGAAAAAGCGCTGCTGGAAGCGGGGCTGACCGAAGAGGACATCTGGAAGGTAGATATAATATCTCCGGCTGTCGCAGAGGAAGCGCTGATGGCAACAGGATTGAAGCGGAAAGAACTTCCCGCGGTACTCGATCCGATAGTAAAATCGACGAAGGGTGCTGCGACACTGGCGCCACTGACCGATAAACGGCCCGAAATTGGTTCCGACGTTAGGTCGGCCATGAACGACGAAGACGACGATTACTTTCCGTCACAACGATAATACCGGAGATAAAAAATGGCACGTCAATTAACCGTACTGAAAAAGTTCCCGAAAGAAGGTATCACTTTCTACAAAGAAGGTTATATCAAGATTTTGGACACCAAACTGTCCTACCCGCATTTCGACAAACCGCAGAAATTCACCCGCGACGACGGCACAGAAGTCGAGAAGTACGGTTGTGAAGGTCTGATCGAGTCCACCCGCTTCCAGGAGTCCAAAAAGTTCATGGTCGACATGATTAAAAAGATCATGGAAGACAAGGACTGCAAATGCTCCAAAGACAAGTGGTTCGTTGTCGAAGGTGATCCGGACATGCGCCCTGAACTGGACGGCATGTACCAGATTAAGGCCAGCGAATCCCGTAAGCCGGAATTCCTGTCCGTGGACGGTGACGAAATCGACTCTGTGAAAGAACTGCGCGAGCTTTTCTATCCAGGTTGCCGCGTTGACCTCATGATTCGCCCATGGGGTCAGAACTACCGCGATGCGAAAAGCGGCACCACGGCAAAACGCGTGAACGCCGGTCTGGTGACCGTGAAGTTCCGCCGCGACGATACCCGCCTCGGTGAAGAACCTATCGACACCAACGGCGCGTGGGACGATGATGAAGACGACGAATATTTCGAGAAGTCGGCTCCATCGAAAGGCTCCCGTCAGTCCAGCAACGACGATGACGACGACGCTTTATAATCGACCCACCAGTAAAGCCGTCCTTCGGGGCGGCTTTTTTATCGGAGATGGCCAATGATTGTCGGCGAAATGACCCTGGAGATAGCGAAGAAACTCGCTGTCCTCTCCGCCAAAAGGCAGGACTACCACAACTGCATGGGCTTGCCGTCCGACGTGTACCTCGACTACGAAACGCGCTCGGAAGAAGACCTGAAAAAGTACGGACAAGACCGGTACGCCAACCACCCTAGTACGCACCCGCTAATGGTAACGTGGTGCGAAATCCGGCCGGACGGCAACCACTGGTTTCACTGGAACGTCGAAATGGGGGAATTCCCACGTCGCTTAATTGCGATTTTTTGCGATCCTAAAGTCCTGAAACACGCATTCAACGCGCAGTTCGAACGCACCATCACGAAGTTCGCCATGGGCCTGGGGGACAACGTCGGGTACAAAGACTGGCGCTGTACGATGGTTCACGCGTACATGATGGGATTCGGCGGTACGCTGGCGCAGATTGGCGCGGCCGTCGGCCTGAAAGAACAGGCCAAACTGGAAATCGGCAAAGACCTGATTAAGTTCTTCTCCATTCCGGTGCCGGAGCGCCAGCGCAAAACCGTGGGCGGCATGTTCCGCGACCCCGCCAACTATCCCGAAGAGTGGTTCGCGTACTGCGTCTACAACATCATGGACGTGGCGGCCGAGATGGCCATCGCCGCGCGCATCGATCAGCCGGATAAGTACCCGATTCCGCCGTCAGAATGGGCGACCTACGCCATCGACCAGGAAATCAACGACCGCGGGGTGCCGATCGACCTGCGCATGGCCGAAAACGCCATTATCCTGAAAGACCGCCGGAAGGAAGAACTGGTGGCCGAACTGCGCCAGATCACCGGACTGGCCAACCCGAACTCCACGGCGCAATTGCTGCCATGGCTGAAAAAGCGCGGATACCCGTTCCCTGACTGTAAAGCGGCATCCGTTAAGACGGCGCTCAACCGCTTCTCCCACAAGATGACGGAAGATTGCATCGTCGTCCTGAAAAAGCGTAAGTGGGCGGCGTCCACCAGCCACGGAAAATACACGACAATTGCCAACGCCTCCCGAGCTGGACGTTTTCGCTATGCGTTCCAGATGGCGGGCGCGCAGCGCACACAACGTTGGGCCGGTCGTAAGGTGCAGGCGCAGAACCTCCCGCGCACACCTAAGTGTCTGGAGCCGAAAGACGGCGACATCCGGAAGCTGAACATCACCACCGAGATCATCCGAAAAGGCCGGTACGACGAACTGTCGCTGTGGATGAAAGAGCCAATGGAAGCCATCGTCGGCTGCATCCGCTCCACCTTCCGCGCCGAGGAAGACCACGAATTCCGCGTGTGTGACCTGGCGTCGATTGAATCGGTGGTGATCGGCTGGCTGGCCGACTGTAAGTGGTTCCAGGAAGTGCTGTCGAACGGCCGCGACATCTACAAATCGTTCGCTATGCACCTGTACGACAAGGCTTACGACGAGGTGACGAAAGCCGAGCGATCCATGGCCAAACCGGCGACCCTCGGATGCGGCTACCGCCTCGGCGGCGGCGAAGAAACCGAGACGTTCACCCGTACCGGTCTGTGGGGATACGCGGAGAACATGGGCGTCAACATGACGAAGGAAGAGGCGGCCGAACACGTTAAGGTGTTCCGTGAACTCTGCCCTGAAATCGTCGACCTGTGGTTCGATCTGGAGCAGGCAGCGTTTAAGTGCCTCAAGACTAAGCAGCCGGTACAGTGCGGGCGGGTGACCTTCGAATACCGCAAGCCGTTCCTGGCGATTCGCCTGCCGTCTGGCCGCCGCCTGTGGTACTTCGACCCGAAAGTGCTGCCGGTAACTCGCAAGTTCAAGAATAAATACACTGAGTCGTACACGGTTAACGGGAAGACAGCCACCCGCGAAATCGTGAAGGAAGAGTCGTACACCAAATACCAGTTGTCGTACATGGGGATGGACCAGAAGACCCGTAAGTGGTCGCGTCAGTACACCCACGGCGGAAAACTGGTGGAAAACATCGTGCAGGCAATCGCCCGCGACGTGCTGAAAGCTGGCATCATCCGCGCGACCCGCGACGGTTTCCAGATCGTCATGCACATCCACGATGAAATCGTATGTCACGAAAAACGTGACGACACCTATCACACGCTGTCCCGCCTGCAGGAACACATGACGGCACCGCTGTCGTGGGCGCCCGGTATGCACCTTGGCGGCGCCGGATGGACGGGGCCATTCTATATGAAGGACTAACGATATGCCGAGAAAAGACCCATTTGCGGTGGCCAGCGCCATCCGCGAGTCGAAAGTCGAAAAGGGGATATGCGAGTTCGCCGAGTATTACGGCTGGATGCAGTTTAAGGTCGTCAGTCCGGCGTTCAACGGGATGCCAGACCGCGGCTTTGTCAGGAAGACCGGCGACAAAAGCGAGTTCATCCTGGCCGAGATTAAGCAACTCGGCAAAAAGCCTACGACGCTGCAGGCCATCCGCGCGCGGGAACTGGCCAAACACGGGGTAGAGGTTCACTGGTTCGACAGCGTGGAGGCGGCCAAAGATGTATTTCGACGCTAAAGCCCGTATCGCCGCTGCTGAACTCAGCGACGCGAACCACCACGACTACCAGAAGGAGGCCATCGACTTCGCCATGCGGGTGCCGAAGTGCGCCCTGTGGATGGACTTAGGCCTTGGTAAATCCGGCGTGTCCGGCAAAGTGGTGTCCGAAACGCTGGCCAACCTGGAAATCAACCGCTGGCTGATTATCGCCCCGCTGCGCGTATCCCGCGTGACGTGGCCAGAAACGTTCAGCGAGTGGCGCTACCTGGCGGGCATCCAGTACACCGTGCTGTCGGACGAGCCGGAAACGTCGAAGGAAACCAAGGCGCAGGCCGTCATCCGCCGCTCGCGCACCAGCCGCACGTCTGTCGACATGGTCAACATGGAGATGGTGCCGACGCTGGTCGACTTCTGGCGGCGCGACTGGCCATACGACGGCGTGATTATCGACGAATCCAGTAAGTTCAAAGACCACAAGTCGCAGCGCTTCAAAAAGCTGGCGCTGGTCTTCAACTACATCAAACGCATGATCCAGTTGACGGCCACACCGGCATCCGAAGGGTACGAAAGCCTGTTCGCGCAGATCGCCCTGCTGGACGGCGGCGAACGCCTTGGCAAAGTCATCACCCACTACCGGAACGACTATTTCCAGCAGGACTACTACACCCGCAAATGGAAAATCATCGAGCGGTTGAAGCCGGAGGTCGACGCGAAGATCGCCGACATCACGCTGGTGATGAAAGCCGAAGAGTACCTTCCGGACCACAAAGAACCGCACTTCGTCGAACACAAACTGGAAATGTCGCAGAAGTTCCGTGACATGTACGCGTCCATGGAGAAAGACAGCGTCCTGGAACTGGGCGACGTCGAAATCGTGGCGGACAACGCGGCGGCCGTGTGGGGCAAACTGCTGCAAATGGCCAGCGGCATGGTGTATGAGACGTGGAAGGAGCCACACCCGAAAATCGAAGGGCGGATGGTGCTGAAACGCCGGCCCCACCTTCTCCACGACGAAAAGCTGGACGAACTGGAAGAACTGCTGGACCAGCTCGACGGGAAACCGCTGCTGCTGGCCTACCACTGGGAAGAATCGCTGGAACGCCTGAAAAAGCGCTTCCCCTGGGCTACCATTCTGGACAAGGAAGGGAAGTACAAAAAGGCGTGGGACGCCGGTAAGATCAAGATGCTTATCGCGCACCCGCAGTCGGCAGCGCACGGCCTGAACCTGCAGAAGCCGACGAACCAGATGTGCTTCTTCGACATCCACCCGTCGCTGGAAAACTTTCTGCAGTTCATTGGCCGTTTGAACCGCCAGGGGCAGAAAGAAAAAGTCTTCGTTCACCTAATGCTTTCCAAAGGCACGTATGATCTGCGAACATGGGAGGCATTGAAACAGAAACAAGACGGCGAACAGGCACTGCTTAATCGCATCCGGTACTTGCAGCGCAAGATGCGCGAGGCAATCCGGAAAGAGCAGGAGTCGACCGCGAGGGGCGCCATGGCCATGGCCGACGAAGACGACCTGCTGTAATCGCCCATTGCCAAGACAAAGACGTTCGCCGTAAATTATCGGCAACGTCTTTTTTCATTTTAAGGACTCCCATGGCAAACAAAGACCTCAAAGAGATCAAGAACGCCGGCCCCGACGAGAAAACGAGGTCGATGATTCATGAGGGGTGTTCAATATCCCAACTGGCTGACATCTTCGACCGTGATCGCCGCACGGTGACGAAGTACATTCACGATGCGGGGGTGAAACCTTGTGCGACAAGAAACGGAAATCCCATCTACAAACTGCGAGACGTCGCTGGCTATCTCTGCGACATCGATCCGGACTTCATCGACCAGCGCATCCGCAACCTGAACCCACAGGATCTTCCGCCGCTGCTGTCGAAGGAATACTGGAACGGAAAGCGAGCGCGACTGACGTATCTGCGTGAAGAGGGCGACCTGTGGGAGACGTCGCAGATTCAGATGCTGCTGGGCGTGTGGGTGAAGAACTTCGTCACCGGCGTCCGCCAGGTTCAGGACACCATCGACCGCCGCGAAATCCTGACGGAGACGCAGCGAGAAGCGCTGGTACAGGAGATGGACAGCCTGATCAACATGACCCGCGAAACACTGGCCAACGCCATTCAGCGCGCGAAGGATACGGCAGATGAAGACGACCTACTCTAAGGCGTTCGATACGGTCTATGACGTCTTTCTGGCGGCGGTAGACACCATCCGCGCGCCGGAGCGTATTTCCGTTTCGCAGGCGGCCATGAAATACCGGTACGTGTATCAGCCAGGTGCATACATCGGTCCGTGGAAGAACTCGGAAACGCCGTACATGGTCGAGCCGATGGACATGTTCACCAGCAGGACGAAGATTGCCATGGCGCTGATGATGTCGGCGCAGACGGGTAAAACGGACTCCATGATCCTGAACACCACCCTGTACACGACCATCGTCGACCCGATGGACATGATCATCTACAACCCGACGCACAACCTGGCGCGCGACTTCTCCATTCGTCGTATCGACCGTCTGATGCTGCATTCGAAGAAAGTCGGCGAACAGCTTTTGAAGGGGCGCGACTCGGACAACGTGTTCGACAAACACTTCAAAAACGGCACCATCCTGTCGCTGTCGCATCCGGCGCCAGGGGAACTGGCCGGTCGTCCAATCGGCCGAGTTTTGATGACCGATTACGACCGCTTCCCGATGGACGTGGGCGGCGAAGGTTCGCCGTTCGACCTCGGCTCAAAGCGTACAACCACCTTCGGTTCCATGGCCATGTGCGTGGCGGAATCGTCGCCGTCAATGCCGATCATCGACCCGAAGTGGATTGCCCGCAGCCCACACGAAGCGCCGCCGTGCGACGGCATCGCCAACCTGTATAACCGCGGCGACCGGCGTCTGTGGTTTTGGCCATGCCCGCACTGCGAGGAATATTTCGAAGGTCGCTTCGAACTGCTGACGTGGGACAAGACCAAGCCGACCAACCTGGAAAAAGCGCGCACCGTTCAGATGATCTGTCCGGAGTGCGGCAGTCTGATCGACTACAAAGAGCGCCGCGAGATGCAGCAGTGGGGCATATGGGTGCCGGAAGGTATGCGCATCGAAAAAGGCAAACTGGTCGGGGATGTGCCGGACAACCTGATCGCCTCCTACTGGCTGAAAGGCGTGGCCGCAGCGTTCGTGACGTGGGAAAAGCTGGTGTTCTACTACCTGAACGCCGAGGACGAGTACCAGCGCACGATGTCGGAAGAGGCGTTGAAGAAATTCTGGAATACGGACATGGGGATGCCGTATCTGCCGAAGTCGATGCGATCGGTCCGGTCGCCGGACAGCATTAAGGCCATGGCCATCTCGCTGCCGGTCAAAACGGTACCGAGCGACGTCCGGTTCCTTGTGGCCACCGTCGACGTCCAGAAGACAAAATTCGTGGTGCAGGTGTGGGGAATCCGCCCTGGCCAGCCGTTTGATCAGGTGCTGATTGACCGCTTCGACATCGTGAAAAACCCGATGCGCGTGGACGCCAACGACGAGCCGGAGCCGCTGGACCCTGCTGGCTACCTGGAGGACTGGCACACGCTGACGCGTCAGGTCATCCGCGCTAAGTATCCACTGGAAGGTGGCGTCGGCGTCATGGGCGTTAAACTGACCCTCTGTGACTCCGGCGGCCGCGCGGGCGTGACAGCCAACGCGTATAATTACTACCGCCAGTTGAATTCGCCGGACTACCAACTGGGGGCGCGCTTCCTGCTGATTAAAGGGCGCAACACCCCGAACACGCCGCGCGTCGCGCTGACGTATCCGGACTCCACCCGCAAAGACCGCTACGCCAACGCGCGCGGGGAAATTCCGGTGCTGCTGATCAACACCAACCTGATTAAAGACATGTTCGACGGGCGCCTCGGCGTGATGACACCAGGCAAAGGCATGGTCGTTCATCCGGACTGGCTGTCCGACGATTACTACCGCGAACTTTGCGTGGAGGTGCGAACCCCGAAAGGGTGGGAGAACCCGAACAGCGAACGAAACGAGGCATGGGACTTAGGGTGCTACTGCATCGCCGGTTGCGTCTCGCCGTACATTGGCATCGAACATATCCAATGGGACCGGCCGCCGCTGTGGGCGGAAGAGTGGGACAAAAACATCATGGTGGAACTCACAACGGAGAAAGGCGAGATTGTTCGCGCGCCCGCTTCCCGCTATGATTTCGCTAAATTCGGTTCGGAAATGGCTTAGGGGGCAATATGTTTGATTGTGCGGGACTCACCTGCGAAGAACTGCAGGACATGTTAGCGGAAGCGCGCAAGGCGTATTCGCAACTCGTCTTAGGGGGCGCGGTACGCGTCGTGGTGGACCAGAACGGCGAGCGTGTGGAATTCACCGCAGCTAACCGCCAGTCGCTGAGCCAGTACATCCAGACACTTCTGTCCTACATGCGCGAGAACGGCTGCATCTGTACGCCGGCCCCGCAGCAACAGAAAGCGTTCCGCTTCATCTTCTAAGGGGAAGAATGTGAAAAAATTATCTCTCGCCGAGTCGAACGCGATGGTGCCGATGGCGCTGGGCGGCGGTGGCCTGGAGGGTGCCAAAATCATGTCGCGTGAAATGGCGCGCTGGCAACCCTACGGCGGATCGCCGGACACGCTGATTAACGGCGCTAAGAAAATCACGGACGACCGCAGCCGCGACGCCATGATGAACGACGGCTACCTGTCAGGGGTGCTTCACTCCACCCGCGACAGTATCGTCGGTTCCAGCTACATGCTTATCGCGCAGCCAAACATCGACGTGCTGAAAACCATCGACCCCCGTTTCGACGACGTGTGGGAAGAAGAGTTCTCCATGGCCGTCGAAGGGCGATTCAACCTGATTGCCGAGTCCCGCGCCAACTTCCTGGACGCCACCCGCCGCGATAACCTTACCGGCCTGGTGCGCCTCGGTCTGGCGTCTCACGTCTATTCCGGCGAGATCCTTTTCTCGTCTGAATGGATTCGTGAAAACGACCGGCCGTTCAATACCGCCGTGCAGCTAATCGCCCCCGACCGCCTCTGCAACCCGGATAACGGGCCGGATCAGCTACGCCTGCGCGCCGGTGTCGAACTGAATATGTGGGAGCGACCGATCGCATACCACATCCGCAACGGCTATATGGGCGACCCGTACAGCACGGTGCCGCAGGTGTCATGGCAGCGCGTAGAAGCAGAGAAGCCGTGGGGCAGGAAGATGATCGTCCACATCTGCGAACGTGACCTGCCTGGCCAGACTCGCGGTCTGTCGGAAATGGTGGCGGCGCTGAAACAGATGCGCATGACCCGCCGCTTCCAGGACATCACGCTGCAGAACGCCGTCATTAAGGCGAGCTACGCGGCCACCATGGAATCCGAACTGCCGATGGAAATGCTGGCTGGCGCCATGGGCGGTAATTCGATCGGCATGGAAGAGTACCTGGGAACCTTCATGTCGCGCCTGCAGGAGTACATGGGCGGGGCGAACAACCTGACGATCGACGGCGCCAGCATTCCGGTGCTGTTCCCGAACACGAAACTGAACATGCAGCAACTGGGGACACCAGGCGGTGTCGGTACCGAGTTCGAAATCTCCCTGATTCGCCACATCGCGGCGTCGCTCGGCTATTCGTATGAAGAGTTCGCCCGCGACTTCTCGAAGACGAACTACTCGTCTGCCCGCGCTGCGATGAACCTGACGCACAAGCGTATGCAGGCGAAGAAGAAGACCATCGCAGACCGTCAGGCGTCGGAGATTTACGACCTGTGGTTCGAAGAGGACTGGAACGCTGGCAACCTGCCGATGCCGGTGGGAATGAAGACGTCGATCCTGTATGCTCCGCTCGTTAAGCAGGCGCTGACCGGTTGCCTTTGGATTGGTGCCGGACGTGGCCAGATTGACGAGGTCAAAGAGACGCAGGCGGCTATTATGCGTATCGGCGCTGGCCTGTCGACCTACGACAAAGAGGCGGCGAACCTCGGCATGTACTTCAAAGATGTCGTGCGCGCCCGCCAGAAAGAAGAGAAGATGATTAAAGCCGCCGGTCTGACGTTCACCAACGATGCGACGAAGCCGAACACCAACGACCGTCAGCAGACAATGACCGACAACAACGATACCCAGGACCGGGAGGAAAATGCAGATGCCGCAAGTTAACACTACCGTGGCTCAGGCCGTGGCCAGACGCCTCAGTCTGCAGCCGCTGCTGACCACACCAGAAGCCGCCATTGATGCTGACATGGCGCGCTTCCTGGCCATGTCTCCGGAAGAACGCGCCGAAGAAGAATCGCTGTACGCAACGTGGAAGTGCGAAGTCGTCGCGTCGTTCGGGATGCAACCGAGCGCGAACGATAAGCCGTATGCCTATGCCAACGGCGTGGCGGTGATCCCGATTCACGGTATGCTGATTAACCGCTTCGGCGGGTCATGGGGGTGGGTAACCGGCTACCAGTACATCTCCCGCATGACCATGGCCGCAGATGCCGATCCTGATGTTCAGCTTATTGTGTACGACGTGAATTCCGGCGGCGGCGAAGTTTCCGGCTGCGCAGAAGCGGGCGCGATCATCGCGGCTACTGAAACGCCAACAATGGCCGTAATCGACTCGCGCTGCTACTCTGCTGCGTACTGGCTGTCGTCTCAGGTTGACCGTTTAGTGTCGACGCCGAGTGGCGGGGCCGGCTCAGTCGGTGCGATGACGATGCACATCGACGTGTCCGAGATGATGGAATCCATCGGGATGAAAGTCACCCTGATGTATGCCGGTAAACACAAGGTCGATGGCAACCCGTATGAAAAACTCGGTGCCGAGGTCAAAGAAAAGACCGAAGCACGTCTGGAAGAGATTCGACAGGATTTCGCTGAAACCGTTGCAGAAGGTCGCGGTATCACCTTAGAATCTGTCCTGGCTACCGAGGCGGATTGCTACACGGCCGAACAAGCGGTAGATTTAAAACTGATTGATGCGATTAGCGATCCATCGGCCGCGATTCTCACCGCGATGACGCGCCTGGCAGATGGCGAAGACCCCTTCGACGAAACTGATGACGAGGAAGACGATATGTCTACTGCAGCAAAGACCACTACCAACCAACCGAAAGCCGAAGTCGAGCAGCCGCAGGTTGACGAAAAACAGATTGAAGCGAATTCCCGCGCGCGCATGAAAGCCATCAACACCCATGCGAACGCTACCGCTCAGGCTGACCTGGCGTCCTTCCTAGCGTATGACACGGAACTGTCCGCTGACATGTGCTGCGCTATTCTGGATAAAGTGAAAGCCGCTCCGGCGCCGACCGAGCAGCCGAAAGCTGAAACTGATCCGGAGAAAAACGGCACCAAGGCCGAAAACGACGGTGAAAACACTTTCGCCAAGGCCATGGACGAAACCGCGAATCCTAACCTCAAGCCGAACCAGACGGAAAACAAAGCCGAAGGTGACCGGCTTGACAACATTCTGTCGCTGATCCCGGACGACATGAAAAACTAACCCATCGGTCAAACTGACGGAGATTAAAAATGGCACAAGCAATTTACGAACCGGATGATCTGGCCGGTAACTCAAACTGGGACGGCGTCAAACCACAACAACTGTGGGCGGGCGAATACCCGAAACACACCTCCAGCGGTAAAGCGGGCGGCGCGTCTTCCGTGACTTACGCGAAATATGAAGTGGTCGCGTATGATGCAGCAACCGACACGTACATCAAGTACGACCCGACGGCTGCAGCAGGCGAAGCAGCAGCGACGCCGGTCGGCTTTACCTGTCAGCCTACCGTTGGCGGCGGCAGCATTCAGGTTTATGATTCTGGTGCGCCTAACCACGAAGCGCTGGTGTGGCCAGCCAGCATTGACACCCTGGCCAAACGTAAAGCGGCTTTCGCTTACGCAGGATCTAACATTTTCGTGGCGCGTCTGTTAGGCTAACGCCATCATAAACATGGACGCCCGATAATCGGGCGTTTACCGATTATCGGGTAAGAGGGGAATTCAGAATGTCCGATCAAGTCGTCAACCCTTGGGATACGCAGACCGCGGGCGGCGTTATTCGTAAAATCAAAGTCCCGTTCTCATTGTTCCTGGGCTTCTATGGCCGTTCGATCTATTTCGAAACGGACAAGATTTTCTTCGAACGCGTGAACACCAACTACCGCCGCGTTGCGCCGTTCGTCGCTCCGAACGTGCAAGGCTGGATCAACCGTCGTGAAGGTTACACTGCCGATTCCCTGGCTCCTGCGTACATCAAGGAGAAAGACGAAGTCGACATCAATGCCCCGCTGATGCGTCTGCCTGGCGAAACGATGGTGTCCGGCAGCTACACCAACCAGCAGCGTCACGACATCATCGTGGCCGATCTGGCGGCGCAGCAGAAGCAACGCATCTACAACCGTTTCGAATGGATGGCCTGCCAGGCGGCGAAGAACGCGGAAGTCACCATCTCCGGTGAGAAGTATCCGGCGCGTACCGTGACCTTCCCGCGTAACCATGGCCTGACTATGGTATCCAACTGGACGGCAACCGGCGCTGACCCGATGGGCGACATTAGCGCGCTGCGTCGTATCGCCAACACCGAATCCGGCGCCCGCATTGTGGACGTCTACTTCGGCCGCGACGCGTACCAGGCGTACTTCAATGCGCACAAAGAACTGCTGGTCGGCCAGAACGGCCTGATGGACCGTAACATGGGCGGCTCGGAAACGCAGATCACCCGTCTGCTGGACCAGTTCGAAGGTCTGGAATACGTGGGTCGCGTGTCCGGCCTGAACGGCGCTGGCGAAATCCGCATCTGGATTTACGAAGCGACCTACCTGGACGCAGAAACCAACGCGCAGGAATACTTCCTGGAGCCGACCGAAGTCTTCGGTATCGCGCCGAGCGTCTTTGCCGGTGTGCGTTGCTTCGGTGCAATCAAGGATGGCCGCGCTGGCTGGAAAGCGATGGAAATCTTCTCTAAAAACTGGGTGTCTCAGGAAGACCCGTGGGAAGAGTTCTTCATGTCGCAGTCCGCTCCGCTGATGGTTCCTGGCGATGCGAACGCAACCTTCTTGATTAAGACTGGCGCCTGATCATAATATGGGGTCTGCCAGACCTTAACGACTAAACTAAAAGGGCGGCCGATGTGCCGCCTTTTCATTCACTTGAGGACACTACTATGCCGCAACGTATCACGAACATCTCAGTTACCGTTTACCGTGATGGTAAAGTTCAGCGCCTGCAGCCGAACACCAAGTTCGACTTTACTGCAGACGAAGTCGACCAGATTAACCGCGCTCACAACGGCGCGCTGCGCAAAGTTAACAGCGAAGCGGACGACATTCTGGATCTGACCAAGGCCGACGTATCCAAGCAGAAAGCGTCTGCCGGGGCGAACGGTGGCGACCACACCAACGACAGCAATCCGAAGAAAGAGACTGCTGACACCACCAACAAGACGCTGACCGCCGCGCAGAAGAAAGCGCAGGACGCGAAAGCAGAGAAAGCCAAACTGGCCGACGAGCAGAAATCCTCTGACGGCGAAGAAGGCGATCTGTAATGGCCAAGGGCTTCGACTGGCAATCGGTCAAAGCCCGCACCCGCCGAGTGGTGCATAACACATTCGGCGGGGACGCGAAGTACATGGATTCCACGCAGCCGGAGATAGCGTTAACTGTCCGGTGGCACAATAAAATCCAAGTAGGCGGCGACCTGGAAAGCGGCGGGTACGCTGAAACTATCGAAGGTATCGAACGCGTTATTTTCGACAGGGAAGAACTCATGGCCAAGGGCGTCACCCTGCGCAATAACGGCACGGTGATTATGGCAGACGGTACCGTCCTTACGCTCGGCACCCAGGAACCAATCGTTGGTCCTATCGAAGTAATCTGGCAGGTAGCGCGGGGGTAACATGCAACCGATCATCGACGTCGCCGCGCTGGACAGCCTGCGAGACTACTTCAACCGATTCCCTGACCTCTCCAAAGTAGCCATGCGCATTGCCATTAACGACACCGTGAAAGGCAAAGGCATGGCGCTTATCCGTAACCAGATGACCGACCAGATAAACTTCAACAGAAGCTATCTGACCGGCGACCGCCTCGGCGTCGCAAAGCTGGCCACCAACGAAAACCCCGAAGCCATCATTCGCGCCCGCGACCGTGCCACCAGCCTGGCGCGTTTTGCCACCAGCACGACAGTCGGCAAAAAGGCGGAATCAGGGGTGACAGTCCGCGTGAAGAAGGGGAAGACCACTTTCATCAAACGCGGCTGGCTGGTGAGGCTGAATAAGGGCGCGTCTAAGTCCGAAGACCACTACAACCTCGGACTGGCCGTTCGCCTCGGCCCTGGCGAAAAACTGAGTAACAAAAAATCCACCCACCAGTCATGGCTGGTGAAAGGTTCCGTCGCGCTGCTGTATGGCCCCTCCGTCGCTCAGGTGTTCAACGACACCCGCAACGAGGTGATCCAGCCAATCGGCGGCCTGGTCGAAGCGGAATTCCTGAGACAACTTTCGAGGCTAATTGAATGAGCGCTCTGATTAAATTGCAAATCCAGCAAAAATTAACGACAATCCTCAACGAAATCACCGTGGCGAACGGCTTTAACACCGACAACAAGGGAACGTGGCGGGGCCGGTCGCAGTTCGGGCAGGAAACAGACATTCCCTTCCTGGCTTTGCTGGAGTCCCCGCGATCCGATATTTCGGACTGGGCGACAGAAGACAACACGGTGAGCAAGGATGCCTGGACGCTGCTGGTGCAGGGCTTCGTATCCGCCAACGGTCAGGAACACCCGACCGATGCCGCGTACATCTTCCTGCATGATGTCGAAACGCAGCTTGGCAAAATTACCGCGACGCGCTCTAATGGCATGGGTGGCGGGCAGTATCCCGAATACTTCATGCTGAACGGGATGATCACCAAGCTGGAACTGGAACCGGCGGTCGTGCGCCCTGGCGGGGATGATGTTTCGCCGATGGCGTATTTTTATCAGCCGGTCCGGCTTACACTAGTTCGTGACCTTAAATGTTGATCAACAAATAAAGGGGGGTCGAAATGGCCACTACTTGCGTTAATGAGAAAAACAACCTTGTGTTAGGCCGTGGTCGACTCTTCTTCGACCGTCAGGATAGCAAAGGGAACCCAACTGGCGAGCGCTATCTCGGCAACACGCCGGAACTGAACGCCACGCAGGACGTAACCACGCTGGACCACTTCTCGTCCGATTACGGCGTGAAGGAGATGGACGATCAGATGACGCTGCAGAACACCCGTTCCGGCAGCTTTATCACCGACAACATCTCGATCGAGAACGTGGCCGCGTTCTTCGGTGGCCAGCAGCAGACCATCGTCAACACGCAGCAGACCGACGTGAAAGAAGTGCTGAACGCGAACAACCCGATTACGCGCGGCCGTTTCTATCAGCTTGGTCAGACGGTCGACGACCCGCAGGGCCTGGGTAACATCGACGCTGCGAACTTCGAACTGTATTACGCATCGGCTAACGCCTCCATCGTGATCGGCTCCGGCGACCTGTCATCCGTTTCCGGCCTGACTCTGCTGCCTCCGGCGAACTACGAACTGGAAGCGGATACCGGCCGCGTGTACATCGAACCCGATGCGCCTGACCTGGTAGCCTCGTCTAAGATTTACGCGCAGTACAACCGTAAAGCCGGTTCGACTGACATGTTCATCACCGCCGACGATTCCGTTCGCGGCGCGCTGCGCTTCATTTCGGACAACCCGAAAGGTCTGCAGATGAACTACTACTGGCCGGAAGTCAACCTGACGCCGAACGGTGACTACGCGCTGAAAGGCGACGACTGGCAGCAGCTTTCGTTCAACTTCGGTGTGCTGAAAAAAGACTGCAATACGCCGTCTCAGATCACCTACCGTCCGACGCCGGATCAGGGTAACGCAGGCACCGGCGCTACCGTGTCCACGCTGACGCTGAACCCGACTTCTATCGCCGGTGACAACACTGCGACGTCGACGGTTTCCGTGACCGTGCTGGATGCCAATGGCCAGCCTGCCGCTAACCAGCAGGTATCGCTGTCCCGCGGCGCTCTGCCTGCCGGTGTTAGCTCGCTGACCCTGGCGCAGACCACCGTGACCACCAACGCGTCTGGCGTGGCCTCCACCACCGCCAAGGCGGAGGCGACCGGCGCCGGTACCGTGCAGATCACCGCCACCGTTGTTTCCAGCGGCGCGACGAAGACCGCGAACCTGTCGGTCACCGCACCGTAAGACGAAAAGCAAAATATTCAAAGGCCGGACTAACCCCCGGCCTTTTTTATTTGCTAGATTAGCGGTGTCAATTACCTGGAGACTACAACAATGCCAATTCGTGCTTATCAAGTACCTCGCCGCGAAATTACCGACGCCGAAGGGGAAGTGCTGGCCGACGTCCGCGGCCTCGCGTTTTACGACCTGAACCTTCTGGTCAGCCTGCATTTTGACAGCCTGGATAAACTGCTGTCCGTGTGGGAACACTATCAGGACGTTTCGAAGCGAAAAGATCCTGGCGCCATGATGACCGACGCGGACTTCGCGGCTTTCCTGGCCGACATCTGCGCCAGCGCTCCGGCAATCATGGCTGACGTCATCGCCCTTGCTGCCGACGAGGTCGACGAAAACGGTATGCCGTCGACGGCCGCACTGGCAAGCATTCGCCGCTGGCCGATGCACGCTCAATGCCGCGCCCTTGGCCACATCTATGGACTGTCGGTTGCCGACTTCGGCGGGCCGGTAAAGCTGATCGGAGCGCTGATTCAGCAGGTGAGGCAAGCGGCTCCGGCGATGGGGATGATTCAGGCGTAACGCCGGACGAGCGCCACGAAGCGGAGATCTGGTTTTCGAACCTTCGGGCGCACGTCACATACCTGCAAATGAACAATATCCCCGACCCTGACAGATTGCCGATCGGCAAGTTACTCAATACCTCCGAACTCGTTCGGCAGATGAATAACCGCAGACTGGCCAGTGAAGGGATCGTGCTGCAAGCCGCTGCGTCGAGTATCATGACTAAAGAGGGCGGCAAATTTTTCCAGAAGGTTATTAAGGGGCTTATGAGCAATGGCTGATAAAGACATCACGCTACGAATCCGCGCCAAGGATACGTCGAAGCAAACATTCGATCAGTTAACCAGAACCATGGAACGTCTGTCCAAGGCGATGGAAGAACAACGCGACGCGGCGAAGAAAGGCGACGCTTCGGTGCGTGATCTCGAAAACAGCTATTCAGACCTTGAGAAAGTGGCCAAGGCGATGCTGCGACAGGTCGCCGACGTCAAAGCCTATGAGAACCAGGCCCGCGCACTGGATGAAGCCCGCAAACGTGCGATTGAAGCCGCGCGCGCGCAGACGGCATATGCGGCCAAGCTGGCGCAACAGGACAAGGTTCTCAAGAAGGAAGAGAAGGAACTCGCCCGCCTGACGTCCGCCCGCGAGCGCGAAGAACGTGCCGTGCAGAAGCAGACCGACACCCTGACGAAACTGGGTCAGCGCCTTGCTGGCTACGGCATCGCGGCCAACCAGACGACGCAGGCTACCAAGCGCATCGAAACGGCCATGAACACCCTGAACGGGGAACTGGCCAAGCAGGACGCGGCTATCGAAAACAACGCGCTTCACATGAAGCAGTTGAAAGCCGCTCAGGATGCGGCAGCGGCGCAGGCACTGGCCGAAAGTCTGCGTCGTCAGCAGGAAGCGCTGCGCCAACTGGCGGCCGAGCAGCGGGCAGCGGCAAACGGCTGGAACAGTACCGCGGCATCTATGCGCGCCATGGGTACCGCGGCTGTCTCGCTGGCGCAGCAAATCCGGAACATCACCGACCCGACCCGCAACGGCGCGAAGACCCTCGACGGTCTGAATCAGGCCGTGGACAGGGTGCGGGCGAGCTTGGCCAACACGAAGAAACCAATCTCCGACTTCGCCGGTAAAATCCGCGAGTTGAAGAACGCCCGCGAAACGGTAACCGCGCTGGCGCAGATGGTCGACCAGTTCAGGACGCAGACGCAGGAACTGGCGCGTCTCCGCACGGCGTACACTGCAGCGCGCGCTGACGTCATCCGGCTTACTCAGGCGCTGACGCAGACCGGTGCGGACACGACGGCCATTAGCCAGAAACTTCGTCAGGCGCAGCAGACTCTGGCGCAACTGTCCGGCGAGTTCAAACGCACGTCGCAGTCTGCCCGCGAGATCCAGCAGCAGTTACGCGCTGCCGGTATTGACACGCGCAACCTGACCGAAGCCGAACAGCGCCTTATCGCGGCCGCCCGTAACACCACCACCGCGCAGAACCAGTTGACCGAAGCATACCGCCGTAACGGCGCTGCAGCGGACGATGCCGGTAAGCGCACCAAGGGTAACTACGACCAGCAGAAAACCGCGCTGTCGTGGGCGCAGCGCCTCCGTGGCGAACTCCTGTCACTGGCCGCTGCCTACGGCGGGGTGTTCGGTGCCATCAACCTGGCGAACTCGGCGGTGGACGCCGCGATTACCCGTCAGCAGACGATGTCGGCGATTGCCGTGGTGGTCGGTAAAGACCAGAAAGCGCAGGCGCAAGAGTGGGAGTACGTGAATCAGGTGGCCGACTACTTCGGCTCCAACCTGGAAAGCATGGCCAAGTCCTACGGCAAGTTCTCGGCGGCAGCGAAGGGCAGCGGCCTCGGCCAGAAAGAGTCGAAAGAGCTGTTCGAAAACGTCACCTCGATCGGTACCGCCTACGGCAAGACCGCCGACCAGATGAACCTGGTGTTCCTCGCCATTGAACAGATGCTGTCGAAGGGGAATATCTCGGCGGAAGAATTTAAGCAGCAGTTCGGTGAACAGATCCCAGGCGCGTTTGCCGCCGGTGCCAAGGCGCTCGGTCTGACCGAACAGGAATTCCGCAAATACATGGAAAGCGCGTCCCTCGGTTCGGATGCGGTCATCTCCATCATGCGCGACCTGGCGAAAGAAACCACGGACGCGACGGAGCAGATGCGTACCGGTATCGTGGCGCAGCGAAACGCGCTGGATAACGCGAAGTTCCGCTTCAACCTGGCGCTGGCCGACTCCGGTTTCCTGGAGGCGTATCGCAAGCTGATTACCTCGCTGACGCAGCTACTGGAAAGCAACGAAGGGAAGCAACTGGCCGAAGACCTCGGCGCGGCGTTTTCCAGCGTGGCCAGCGCGGCGCAGTTCCTTGTCGAGAACCTTGATCTGGTGAAGTGGGCTATCGCCAATATCGCGTTCGTCAAAGGGGCGCAGATGGCGTTCTCGTTCGGCCAGTCGCTGAAAGAGATCGCAGACATCGCCACCAGCACGAACACGGCCATGCGAAAAATCCAAGCGTTCCTGCTGATCTTCGCCCGCGGCCTCGGCACGGCGACGGTGGCCACGCGCGGCCTGTCTATCGCCATGAAACTGCTGGCGCGCTCAATCCCTATCCTCGGCGCTATCCTGATTGCGCTGGACATCGGGAAGGTGCTTTACGACCAGTCGGAAACCGTGCGGAACATCGTTGACGGCATGATTAAGTACGTCGTGGTGTCGTTCAACTACATCAAAGGCGTCATCTCCGGCAACTACAAAGAGTTCGACCAGCTTAAACGCGAATACGAAGAAAAGAACTCGCCTATTCCGTCTAACGTGAAAGCGCAGGCGGACCAGCTTAAAAAGGACATGGATGCGGTATCCGGCTTCCGACGTTCGCAGACGGAAACCGCGTTTGACCGTGCGGCCGCGGACGAGAAGAACTTCAACAAGAAACTGGACACCCTGCGCGATAACCTGGCGAAGCAGTCTATCAGCCAGCAGAAACGAGTGGCCAAAGACGACCTGAACACCCGTATCGCACTGGTGCGCCAGACCTACGCCGCGCAGTTGAAAGAGGCGGAGAAGTACGGCGGGGAGACGCTTAAACGCACCAAGGCGCTAATCGAACAGGCGGTGGCCAACGAGCGCGAGGCGTACAAAGCCGACCACATGAGAAGCGGGGATGGTGGTGCCAATAAGCGCGCCAACCTCGTTCAGTCGACGATGACGGATCTGGAGCAGGCAGAAAGCCGTGGCCAGAAGAAAGCCGTCTATGGCGACCCGACGTCCAGCTATGGCGAGCGAGAGGCAGCAGCGGTTAAAGCGGCCAACGACCAGTACAAGGATCTGGAAAACCGCATTAAGAAAATCGCGGAATTCGATAAGACCGGCGCCGATGCCATGCAGAAGCGCCTGGACATCCTGAAACAGACCACCACGGAAGCGGTGAAGCAGCAGACGGCCGCGCAGGAACTGACGCGCCTGCAGGGCAAGATCGATTCGAACAGCAAAGCGCGTAAGGATCAGGAAGCGCTGATCAACGCGCAGGCGGATGCCGGACTTATCACGGAATCCGAGCAGGTCAAAAGGCTGAACGACCTGTATGACGAGTCCAAGGTCAAGATCCTGGAGAACATCAAGGCGTTGCGAAATTTCGCTATTGAGAAGCAAGCGGCAATGGACCCCGAAGCCTTCGACGCGCTGATGGTTAACCTGGATACCATGCAGGTGAAGATCGAGAACTCGCAGCGCGCGGTGGAGAAGTTTTACACCCAACTGGTCAGCGGCCTGCTTAACGGACTGGACGTAGCGTTCGATTCCGTCGTGGACAACCTGACAGAAGTGTACCAGGGAACAAAAAACTGGCAGGAAGCAGTGGTGGCGCTAGGCGTAACAATGGCGCAGTTCTTCGCGGACCTGATGAAAGATCTGGCCATGGCCATCCTGAAAACGATGATCCTGAAAGCGCTGCAGACATTTTCCGGAGAAGGCGGCGTCATGGGGTCTATCGGAGACGCCGCCGGTTCCTTACTGGGCGGCCAGAACCACACTGGCGGTATTGCTGGTGGCGGCGGTGGCCATAAACGTGCGCTGCCTGCCGGTGCATTCGCCGCGGCGCCACGCTACCACACTGGCGGTATTGCGGGCAGCGCGCCTAACTCCGGCCTGCGCCCGAACGAGGTGCCGAGCGTCCTGGAGAAAGGGGAAGAGGTGTTGACACGCGACGACCCTCGCCACATCCTGAACGGCGGCGGCAATAATGGGCCGAGCAGTATCCGCCTGATTGCCGTTGACGACCAGCGCGCCGCTACCGCCGAGGCGCTGAAAACGCCGGAAGGGCAGCAGGCGATGATTGTGGCCATGCGCCAGCAACTGCCGACGATTAAGAAGATGGTGAAATAATGGCTGACGGAATTGTTAAGGGGACGCGCGACGCGAACAGTGTCGTGAAGACGATGTCTCAGACGATGAACAATGCCTGGCTGCTGTACGTCCAGGACGAGTTCGGTAAGGCGGCGGCGAACACGCTGTACCGCCTGTCGAAGTGGACATATTTTCAGGGCGGCGTGTACACGGTGCAGATGGCCGGAGACGACAAGGTCGAGATGTTCGTCGACTCGTCGAAGGTCGGGGAATCGACCTACCCGAACGTGGCCACCTACGAATACGTGACCATCGATCAGGGGTGGCACCGCGTCGACGTCTCATACACCAACGTCCCCGCGAACACCCCGTCTTACGCCGGATGGGCTTTCTACCGCGATGGCAACGTCGTGGCGGAAATCATCTCGGAGCCGGGAGACACGAAAGGTAACGATTCGGAATGGCCGGACATCGGCGCGCAACCGGCGGGGAATGGTAGCAACATTCTCGGCCTGCCGGTATTCCTGCCGGAACCGAACTGGGGCGACGGCATCACCGAATCGTGGGCGTGGCTGACGACGATCAACACGTCGGAAACAGGTGCCGAGCAGCGCCGCAAAATCCGTCGTTTCCCGCGCCGGTACGTGGAAGCGCAGTTCCGCGGATTGAAGGGTAAGCGCCGCGCGATTGACATGGCCATCACCGGCCTCGGCCGCGACCAGTGTCTGGTCCCGTTGTGGTTCGACAGCCAGTTCATCAAGTGGAACCTGACCGAGAAGGAAACCGTCATCCACGGCGACTTCGAACACCGCAACTATTACGCGGGGTGCGTGGCCATTCTGCGCAACCTGGACAGGGACAAGATTTTCGATTACGAACTGGTGCCGGTGCTGGAGGTGCATAACGACCGCATTGTGCTGGCCACCGGCCTGAAAAAAGACTGGTCGAACTTTCGCCTGTTCCCCTGCCGCGTGTCCGTTATCGACGATGCCGTGCAGGCGCAGAACTACACGAACGCCGCGGCGGACTTTCAGGTGCGCTTCCGCATCGTCACGGCTGAGACGTTTATCCAGCCGTCCTGGTCATACGACGGCACCGTGTGGCCGCGTAACCCGCGCGACAACCTGCCGCTGATCAACAAGCGCCCGAACTGGCGGGAGGACATCACTCACTCGTTCGACCGCGTCGTCTACTGGACGGACAACGAAACCGGCATCCCGTTTGTCATGGACGCTGGAAACCAGGAGACGCAGGACTGGTCGCTGCCGTGGCTCATGAAGGGCAAGAAGCAGAAGTTCACCTTCCTGCAGATGCTGTTCGCCATGGAAGGGCAGACGCAGCCGTTCTACGCCCCGAACTGGACGGAAGACTTCACCATCGTGAAAGACATCAATCCGGCCGACGGGTACATCGCGGTGGAGCAGACCGGATATTCGTATTATTCGGCGCTGATTCAGGAAATCCGGCGCGGTCTGTACATCGAAAAGCGTGATGGAACGATCATCACTGGCCGCATCGTGAGTACGCGCGCCGAGAATGGCATCGAATATCTCTACCTCGACCAGACTATCGGGGCTATCGCCAAAGAAGACATTAGGGTGATATGCTTCATGCCATACTGCCGGTTAGGCTCGGACTCCGTGGAAATTACGCACCACGCAGACCTGACCGGACCGGCGGAATGTGTGCTGGCGCTGCACGGATTCATCGAACGAAGAGACGGAGCGCCAGCCATTTTCCCATAAGGAGATAGGCTATGGCGTACAACGAGTACGAGGCGTCGACGTTTAGTGGGCGCCCCGTTCACCTTTATGAATTCACCATTGACACGAAAGCGTGGTATGTGACCTCCGCGGATAGCGATATTTCCGCTGGCGGCCGCCTGTATAAAACGCTCGGTATCAGCGACGACGGTGTCAACCAGACCGGCGAGGCGCAGACCGACACCTTCACGCTACGGGTGCCAATCACGTTTGATCTGGTGTCCCTCTACGTCAACACCCCGCCCATCAACGACGTCATGGTTAAGCGGGCGCGCATCCACGAAAACGATAATGAACTGGCGTACAACTACGTCGGCTTCATCATTAACGTGAACTTCACCACTCCCGGCGTCGCGGAAATAACCTGCCAGACCCTTGGACCAACCATGCAGCGCAACGGGCTTCGCCTGACGTGGCAGCGCGGGTGTCCATACGTTCTCTACGATCCGGCCACCTGCAAAGTCGACAAGAACGCTCACCGGCTGACGACCTACGTGACCAATGCGCAGGGCGGCGCCGTCACCGTGGCAGCGGACGTCGCGGCTTTCGGCGACAACTACTTCACGGCCGGATTCGTTGAGTGGGTAGACCGCCGGACAGGTGGCCCGAACCGTCGCGGCATCAAATCGCAGATTGGTAACACCATCACGCTGTTAGGCCGAAGCGATGGCATTGCCAACGGCGATCCGATATTCATTTACCCAGGCTGTCAGCGCGTCGCGCAGGTGTGCAGCAGCAAGTTTAACAACATGGCCAACTATGGCGGGGAACCGCACATTCCTGGCAAGTCGCCGTTCTCCGGCGATCCGGTATTTTAAGGGGGCTTTATGGAACCGATGACATGGGCGATGCTGATTATGATGGTGGCCAGTATGGTGCTGTCTATCGTGCTGGCGCCCAAGGCCAAGCAGCCGCAGCCGGGCACCTATGACGACATGAACATTCCGCAGATTGACGAGGGGACGCCGCAGTCGGTCATCTTCGGCGAAGTGTGGATCTCGGACTGGTTCGTGTTGGCCACCGGCAATTTCCGCACGAAGAAAGTTAAAGCGAAAAACGCGAAGAAATAAGGGGGAACATTATGATCATCACTGTCGAACACATCCGCGCTGCCCGCCTCTGTGGCCGTGGCCTGGTGAACCGCATGAAACGCGTCGGGATGACTGACCAAGAGATCATGTACGCTCTGCAGAACGGGATGCCAGAAGAACAAGTCCGTTCCTACGGCGACGCGCAGATGAATGCCGTCATTGAACTGGCGCACCGAATGGAAGCGGAGAAGAAAGCCAATGGGTAAGGCCAAGAACGTAACAGTCGGCTTTAAATACCTGATGTCGCTGCAGATGGGTATGTGCCGCGGGCCGGTAGACGCGCTGCTGGAAATCCGCGTGGGCGACCGAACGGCGTGGACGGGCGAAATGACGTCCAACACGAAGTTCGGCATCCACAAGGAAAACCTGTTCGGCGGCACCAAGGCAGAAGGGGGCATCGACGGGGCTGCTGAATTCTACCTTGGCGGCGCCAGCCAGACCGTCTCGTCGAAGGTGAAGTCCATTCTGCCCGGTCTGTCGCCGGAGTTCAGGGGGATCGTGACTCTGTTCTTCGACGGCATGGTATGCGCGATGAACCCGTACCCGAAACCGTGGGCGTTCAAACTGCGCCGACTGTTTCAGGGGTGGGACGGCGGCGCATGGTATCCGGACAAACTCCGCATCGACCAGACCACCACATACACCGATGACGAGGGCAAATCGCGCACTGGTACCATCCAGTCGATGAACGGCGTCCACATCCTGTACGAAGCCTGTACGAACCGCGTGTGGGGTCGCGGCATCCCGCGTTCGGCGATGTACGAGGCACAATGGAAGTACGCGGCTGACCTCGCCTACGAAGAGGGCATGGGGCTTTGCCTGGCATGGAAACGTACCGACAACCTGGATTCCTTCGCGCAGATGATTCTGGATCACCTCGGCGCCACAATGTTCGTCGACAAACAGACTGGCCTGCTGACGATTAAACTGATCCGCGACGATTACGTGTTCGAACAGTTGCCGGTGTTCACGAACGATTCCGGCCTGCTGGAAGTCGAAGAGTGTTCGGTGGCCGCCGGTACCAGCCTGATTAACGAAATCGTGGTCGGCTTCCACTCGCCGTTGTCCAATGAGGACGGTAAGGTGCGCGCCCACAACCTCGCCGGTATCCAGACGGCAGGGTCAATCGTGTCCAGCAGTGTGGACTACATGGGCGCGCCGACGGCCGAACTGGCGCAGCGACTGGCAGACCGCGACCTGAATGCGCAGGCGCTGCCACTACGCGGCTTTAAGATCAAGGTCGACCACCGCGGCTGGAAGATTCAGCCAGGCACGGTCTTCCGTATTCAAGACCCGAAACGTGGCGGGATCGACATCGCCATCCGCGCTGGCGCCGTGGAGGAATTGCCGATTACCGACGGCTACCTGCATATCGCCGCAGTGGAAGACGTGTTCGCTATGCCGGTAAATGGCACGGCCGCCGTACAGCCGCCGCTGACCAATCCGCCGGATCGCCTGCCTGCCATTGCCCGCCGCCGTCAGTACGAAATCCCGTATGCGCTCCTGAACCGCCTGTTCCCGCCTGGCGAGTTCAACGCCATCCAACCGCAATGGGGCTACTACGGCATGGCCGCAGAGAAGCCGACAGACTTGTCTATGGGCTACGACCTCGCAATGCGCGCCGGTGGTGAGCCGTCATTCGAAATCCGCGGCCAGGGCGGTTTCGTGCCGCTGGGCGAACTAATGGAAAACATCTCCTACCTGACGACGCAGGTGAAGCTGAATAAGCTGAAAGACGAGGACGAAATGGCCGTCGGCGAGTGCATCTATCTCGGCGAAGAGATCATGCGCGTGGACGCAATTGCCGAGTACGGATCGGAAGTCTGGCTGACGGTAGCGCGCGGCGTGTACGACACCGTGCCGGCCCCGCAAGCCGCTGGCCAACTGGCATGGTTCTTTGAAGACGAAGTCGGTTCGGATTCCGTGGCCTACGTCGGCGGCGAGAAGGTCGACGGGAAGGTGCTGCCGTACACTATGGCTGGCCGCTATCCGGAAGACCAGGCGCCGATCGATACCGTGAACATGAACTTCCGCTTCTACCGCCCCTATCCGCCGGGGTACGTGTGGCTGAACAATCAGTGGCGCTGGTTCACCAAAACGTCGCTGAATAAGAACGCTCCGGTGCTGAACATCTCCTGGACACACCGCGACCGCGTGGCGCAGGAAGACACCCGCATCGATCACGAAATCGGGAACATTGGTCCGGAGCCAGGCACCACGTATGTCCTGCGATTCTTCAACGATAAAAACGTGCTGGTGCGGCAGGAAACCGGTATTACCGGCACCAGCTACCAGTACCTTTGGTCGCAGGCGATGTCCGACCTTGGCGTGACCGAGCAGGACGACGGCCGCGTGTTCGACATGACCATTACCCTGTTCAGCCGCCGCAACAATTACGAATCCTGGCAGGGCTACACCATGCGCATCCAGGTAGAGGACATTGCGACATACCTGCAGATGGCACAACTGGCGCAGCAGACCTCGCTGGTGGTTGACGATACCAACGGTGGCGAGGATGACACGACGCCGACGCAGGGCTTGATGATGGCCAGTATGGCGCAGCAGACTGGCACCGAAGTGGATGACCGCGACGGCAGCGACGTTCCGGCGGACGGCCTGGCAATGGCCTCCCTTGGCCAAGCCGCGAGCCAGATGACGCTGATGCCGGTCACCATGGACGCAACCATCTTCGAAGCGCCGTATCTGGAGCTGTACCGCCTGAATCTCAGCCTGTCCAATTCCCGTCCGATGGGCGTGGTTGCCCGCACCTCTGACCGCCTGACTGACGGTTACGAAATGTGGTCGACTAAGCTGGACGTGACCAAGGACGCCAAAGGCAATCCGATTTACACGCCTGTCGACTGGCAGTCTTCCGGCTCCGGCGCGTTCACTCCGTGGGCGGTGACCACTACGAAACTGGACTACCTGGATACGCAGGTTTCCTTCGGTGCGACCTCCGAGCAAGACGGGGTGCCGCTGGACGGCATCGCTGTGGGCGACCTCGCGCTGATCGATAAAGAGATTGTCCGCGTCGACTCTATCGGCAACGGCTTCCTGGTTCTCGGTCGCGGCGTGGCGGACACGGTACCGGCGGTTCACAATCCCAACACCCCGATCTGGTTCTTCCAGAAGAAAAACGCGATGTCCGGCTATGTCTACGGCGGCCAGGAATGGGTGGGCGTGAAGATGAAACCGGAAACCCACACTGTCCCATACCCGCTCGATCAGGTGCCGCAGACGAACATCCAGATGAACGTGCGACCGGTCCGGCCGTATGCCCCTGGCGACGTCTTCATCGACAACCATCGCTGGTGGGTGCCGACCAAGGCGTACACGCTGGATTCTCAGGGCATCTACACCGCGCGCGACGTCAACCTGTCGTGGAAACACCGCGACCGTCTGTCGCAGGCCGGTGACGCTGTCGACCACATGGCCGGTAACATCGGGCCGGAACCGGGCGTCAAATACCGCGTGTGGGTCGGGTATGTTCGGCCGAACAGCAAAGGCGGCGCGTCCAAAACCACTCTGCGTCAGTACGACGTCGACGGTACCGGCTTCACATACACCGCGGCCATGGCTGTGGCGGATGGCGCGAAAGCGGGGCCGGTGTTCGATGCCTGTGGTGAAGTGACTATCATGATGACGCTGTTCGCGGTGAACCCAAGTGGTTTAGAATCATGGCAGGGATACTCGTTCTATCTGTCTGTACCGACAAATGCGTGTCCTCCGGGCAAACAGCCAGGCGGCGGCAACCAACCTCCTACGGGTGGCGGTGGTGGCTCCGGCGGCGGTAACCCTGGCGACCCAAGCGGTCCGGACGAGCCAGACCCGACTGACCCGACGACGCCTGACCCGACCGATCCAGTTGACCCTAACTGGCCACCGGAAGAACCGCCAGTCATCGTCGACCCGCCGGAGCCGCCAGACCCTGACTTCGAAGGTTCCTGGTCCTACGATTGGGATCATGGTTGGGCGAACACACTGCCGAAAACGATTTAAGGAGATACAGAATGCCAGCAATTACCGCACCCCGTTATGGGGTGCTGTACGGATGGGCTGCAGGGGAGGACTTTTGGGGCGGTCCGATGAACGACAACCTGCAGCTTTTGGATGCGCTTCTCTTCCCCTACATCCTGAACATGAACTTCGGGTCGCCGCCTCAGAACGTGGAGGATGGTGACCAGTACATCGTCTCGACGCCGTCTTCCGGCGACTGGGCGAACCAGGACGGCAAACTGGCCTACCGCATCAATGGCCAGTGGATCTTCTTTGAGCCGACGCGAGGGGTGCGCGCCCGACTGGTCAACATCAATTCGTGGATCTGGTTCGATGGGGTGCAGTGGGTCGACGAGACTACCGGACAGGCGCCCGGTACCGACCCTGGCGTTCTCCCGCTTTACTATGACATCGGCGGCACGGTGCCGTATGCCGTCGACAAGGACGAATGGATCATGTGGTTGCCGCTGGTGCAGGCGGTATCCCTGCCAAAGAACGCGGTGGGAAGTTCGTTCCGTCTGGTGGCCGGTGTGTCGGGGTACGTGGAACTGGCTGTTTATCGCAATGCCACGAAGGTCGGACGAATCACGATCCCTTCCGGCGCGACAGTTGGCCAGTTCGACATTCCGAGTCCGGTATCGTTCGGCGCGGGCGACATCTTCGGTATTCAGGCTTCCGCTGATATTATCGAAGGATTCAAAAACTTCGGTTGGGCGTTTCGCCTGAACATTGTGACATGAGGTGCATCAATGCCATTCATTGACGGATTCGAACAATTCGATAAAGCAGAAAATCCGGCGGCCGAGATGCGTCTGGCCAACTACACCATTTTGGGGAACGTGGTGACCGGTACCGGACGCAAGACTGGACGTTCGCTCGTCTGCAGTGGCAGTTCAGTATCCCGCGCGTGGCCGTGGACAGGCGACCGCTTTTCCGTGGGCTTCGCGTTTAAGTTCGACAAGCGCGGCGCCCTGATCCAGTTCAACAACGGGGTGACGCTGGCGCTGGATTCTTCTACCGGCCGCCCGTACTTCGTCGGTGGCGCAGTCGGCAACGCCGGCCCCGTAAAGAACCGCTGGTATTACTGCGAGGTCGAACTTCGCCGCAACGCGCGCCAGATGATTGTCTGGTTCAACGGCCGTCAGGATTTCGTCGGCACCATGCCGGAAGAACTGGCAACGGCTAACGTCGTTACCTGCCGTCTTAATCCGTGGAACGCGGTGGCCGATGACAACGGGTCGACGAAGAACTATGACGACTTCTACATGAACAACGGGGCGCGCATTCAGCCGATGCAGATTGTCACCCGTTTCCCGAACAAGGACAACCAGCCTAACGAGTGGGCGCCGTCCACCAGTCCGACGGCGGCACACTGGGCGATGGTTGGCCCGTTGCCGACTGACAAACTCGACCGGTACCTGATCGCCAACGTGACCGGAGCCGAGGAATCGTTTAAGTCCTCGCAGGGATTACCAGATGGTTATAACGTTCTTGCGCTCGGTCTGGTATCGTTAGTCCGTAAAACCACCGTGGATAACCTGACGCTGACGATGAAATTCGGCGGCCGAAACATCCCGAACACCGACATCCCGATGGACTGGGCTTACCGGTATTCAGATGTGCCGGTGCAGGGGGATACCGCAGATTCCATCGTCGACGAAGCGTTCGGCGCAGTGCTTAACAGGAGCTAAACCATGCTGATCCATATGGACGGTTTCGAACAGTTTTCCAATATGACGAACACGCAGGTGGCCAAAGAGTTGCCTGCAGCCGGTTACACGGTGTCGGGTACCGTGGCCATTAACAACGGCCGCACCAGCGACACGAAGGCGGTAGTTCTCGGCACATCCAATTCCGCGGGCAGTATCAAGCGCTCTTTCCTGTCCACGGCGCCGCTGACGGTTATCGGTTTCGCCTACATGGCCGAGACAGCGCGCGAGGACATCGTGTCTATCGCCAACGGCTTCAAACTGGAATGGCCGGATAAGATTCAGATCAACGGTGCGAAGGGGACAGTCGTGCCGGTGCTGGGCGTCTGGTATTACTATGAACTGGTGATCGATAAAGAGCAGAACCAGATTCAGGTGTACATCAACAACGTGCGGGATTTATCGGTACCGCTGCCTGCCGCGATGACAGGCCTGACCACGTTCGATTGCACCTGGGAGGCACCGGCCAAAAGCGTGAAGCGCCTGGACGACCTGTTCGTGCTGAACAACGGTTCCGGCGGCGCGCCGGTTAATCGCGTTGGCCCGCAAGCCATTACTATGCGTCTGCCGACCAGCGACTTCGTGAAAGAGTGGAGTCCGGCTACAGGCGACGACCACTTCGCCATGGTCGACAACCTGCCGCCGTCGGAAACCGAGTTCATCAAGTCTTCCGTCAGCGGGGCGCAGGATCTGTTCAAAGCGGGGGCGACTGTCGGTACCGGCGACATCACGGCCGTCGGCGTCGTCGTGCGCGCGCGGAAGAATGACATCGACGCTCGCCAGATGGGCGTTGCGATCGGTCCGAAGGGGTCGACGCAGAAAGAAAACCTGATTACGAACCTCGACGTCGAACCGAAATACTTTTACTCGTTTTTCCCGACCGCGCCTGGTAATGTGGCGTGGGATAACACTAACCTGCAGGACACCCCGTTCGGTGTCATCGTCAGACCGTAACAGGAGACAGACAAATGTTAATGTGGATTGATGGTTTCGACCACTACACCGCCGTTGGCCAGAGCGGCGCCGTAGTCCAGAGATACCTGGAAGCGGCGAACTACACCGTGCGTAACGCTGCTGCCAACACCTTCGCCGTGGTGGATGGTCGCATCGCCGGACAGCGCGCCCTGCAGTTCTCGGTACCGGCCAACACGACCACCGTGCCGTCGCTGTCGTGGGGCTACACTCCGGCCGTCGGCGCGACGAAGATCGTGTTCGGCTTTGCCATTAAGGCGACCGGCGCCCGTATGCGCGTCTGCCGTATTGAAGGGGGTGTTCTCGACCTCGACTGGGATGCCTCAACCGGTAAGCTGAAAATCGGCTCTACGCTCGGCGCCGCGGTGCTGATCCTGAATGCCTGGTACTTCATTGAAGTCGTGCTGGACACGACGGCCAACACCATCACGGTTTACGCCAACGACGAACTGCAGTTGACCGTTCCGATGACCACCGCACCGTCCAATCCGGTGACGATTACGTGGGGGCAGACGGCCACGCAGACTTCCGCCGGTGTTCAGGTTATCGACGACCTGTATGTGCTGGACAATGCTTCCGGCACCCGTATCGACCGCCTTGGTCCGTGTTCCGTGAACACCCGCTTCCCGACCGCGGACATCACGACGCAGTGGACGATTGTTCCGAACGGCGCGAACCCTGCCCCGACTAACCACTACGACGTGGCGGCGCAGCTTTCTCCGCTGGAAACGAACAAGCCGTACCTGCAGTCCAACGTGAATGGCAACACCGACGAGTTCCGTTCGAATGCCGTGCTGCCGAACAGCAACACGATCTACGGCGTTGGCCTGGTGGCGCTGGCGCGTAAAGGTGACCTGGATGATCGTAAACTGGGTCTGAAACTGACCGTGTCCGGCACCAGCGACGAGAAGCAACTGGCGTTGATCGAGTCGAACAAGTATCTGCAGACTACCTACGAAACCCCTCCAGGGGGCGGGACGTGGTCGCAGAACGCCGTTGAGTCGGCAACCTTCGGCATCGTGACGCGTTAAGGGGGCAACATGACCGTACTGTTTGCCGAAGGGTTTACCGGAGTTCAGCGCGCAACGTCGGGGCTGAATCTTTCCGCGTTAAACAAGTTAGGGTACATTTTCAAGGCGTTTAACAACGGGACGTCGGACGTCACGAATGCCGCGGCCTGGACGACCAGCGTGGCCGCCGACCCTGTTTTCGCAGACCGCAACCGCATGGCGCTGCAGACCACGGACAGCAGATATACGTGGATTGCGCAAGCACGAATGCCGGTCGACACTACCGGTTTCGAAAAATTTGTTATCGGATTCACGGCAGAGGCGTTTTCTGCCACGGCGGTGGCCACGACGTTCTTGCAGATTATGCTGACGGGCAATACTCAGGTCACCACGTCGAACGCCCTGCCGAGTGACCTGATCGTCGGCGTGTCCGTGAACAACGATGGCGTGTCCACCGGCTACGTCTTTCATGATGCGGCGAGCGGGTCACAACCGCTGCCTACGGCGCTGAAAGCCAAGCTGATGCACATCGAAGCGTTGATCGAGCAGGACGTCGACCGCATCCGTGTTTACGTGGATGGGGTGCTGGTGCAGGACTACACCTACACCGGAACATTCGCCAAGGCAGACGGCGGATTCGGCATCGCCGCGCGCTTCCCTACCGCGCAGGCAAACGCCTCGTCGGGGGTGTGGTTCTCTAACATCTACATGCTCGGCGTGGATGCCACGCATCCGGGAATTCTCGGTCCGGCCACGCGCATCCTGGAAGTGGCACCGCAGACGGATAAGGACGTAGAGTGGAAACACCCCGACGCCTACGCCAGCAACGCCGCCGTGCTGCAGCAATATTTCGATGCGGCTAATCCGGCATACCTGACAACGGGCGGGCCGGCTACCGACCTTTACGGTGGCCTGGACGCAGTTGGCCAGAACGCCGCTGCTGTCCATGGCGCCGTGTTCAAGATGCAGGCGATGACGATGGCCGAAGGAACGCATACACTGGCCAGTGCGGTGCAGTACGGCACCACCAAGGCGATCGGCACCAAAGAGTATCCGCTGACCCTGG